AAAATGAAATGAAAGCAAAAATTAGAAATGAATTAATTATGGCAATGGCAAAGTGTACTAAAGAAGAAGCTCAGGAAGTTTTTGATTTATGTAATAGGGAAAATCTATTTGAAGTAAAAGAGTAAAAGCTTCGCCTAATATGTATTATGTGAAGCTCGGAGAAACAAAATGAAGAAATATAATATAATTTATGCAGACCCTCCATGGGAATATAAAAACAAATTAGGAAATAATCCTAAATATGGTGGAATAACTTATCCTACTATGAAAACTGAAGATATATGTAATTTACCAATAGAAAATATTTGTGAAAAAGATTGTATTTTATTTCTTTGGGGTACTTGGGTTAATATAGAAAGTGCTTTAAAAGTTATAAAGGCTTGGGGTTTTGATTATAAAACAGTTGGATTTGTATGGGTAAAAATAAGTAAAGGTAAACCAAGAACAGGTATAGGACATTATACAAATTCAAATACTGAATTTTGTTTAATTGGAAAAAGAGGTAAAATAAGTAGAATAAAAACAAATGTGAATCAGGTAATAATGAAAGAAATAAGAGAACATAGTAGAAAACCTGATGAAGCAAGAGAAAGAATTGTAGAATTAATGGGTGATTTGCCACGTATTGAATTGTTTGCTAGACAAAGATTTGAAGGTTGGGATGCTTGGGGTAATGAAGTTCCTAAAGAAGAACAAAAATAAATAAAAATGTATGAATATGAAAAAAATTAAAAAATTTATAGTATTTTGTTTATTTGTATTGATTTTAGATTATTATACAACTAAGTATAAAGATGATGAAAGAACCTTTATATAGACAAATTAGATGCTCTAGTAATCTTAGATTAGGATATAATAAAATCAAAATGATTAATTGCATTTTTAATTTAAAAGTTACTTGCCTTACTAATGGAGATTACTTGATAGATGCTTGTGATAAAAGAAAGAGAAGATTAAAATGAAAGATGAACCTAGTAATAAAGAAATATTAGCAGAATTAGATGCTATGACTTGGAGAATTAACGGATTTAAAAGTTTAATCGCTAAACGTGTTGAAGAGGAAAGAAAAAAATGAATAAGAAAGAAAAGAAGGTATATCTAGAAAGACTACATCAGTGGGAAATAAACGAAATAAATAATCTCATGAAGGCATATGACGAACAGACTATTATAGATGTTGAGTTAATAATAAAAAATAAGTTAGACCAAATATTAGATTTAATGAAAAATTACAAAGAAGATATTGATAATCATTTTAGTTATGAATTTAGAATAAACGAATTGAATGTACTAGAAAATATATTATTTTATAAATTACAATTAAAAACAACTCGACATATGATAAAAAATTTAGAAGAGAAAGAAAAATGAAAAACATCAAATTTTCTACAAAATGTGATAAGTGTGATTGTACTTTTGGTTTTAATAAAAAAGACATAAAAAAAGAAAAACAAAACCGAGGTTACAATTTTGATATAATAGAAAAATGCTTAAAAAAAGGGCACTCGAGATGTTTCTTAGAAAATACAAATCCAATTGTAGAAATAACTTATACTAAGGATATCTATGAGTGTGAAGTATCGTTCGTAAAGTGTCCTATTTGTGATAAGGAAATAGAATTAAGTTCTAAAACATTGAGATTTGTAAGAAAAAAAGAAGAATCTAGAATAGATTATGATTATTTTGATATGATGAATAAATACACAGATTAAAAATGAAGAAAATTAAAACGTATAATGTACTAACAATGAATGATTCTCCAATGCATGAATGGGGGAAAGTGTTTGCTAAACAATACGAAGATGAAAATAATGAAAACAAGAAAAAAAGAATTACAAATGCCAAAAAAAGTATTCTATGAAACACTCAAAAGATTACTACAATATCACACTTTAATCTTGAATCTACCTAAAAAGCATAGAGATGAGTGTATTAAACTTTATGGTAGTCTAGAAGATTATAGTATTAGTAATTATGATGATTTTTACGAGTTTCTTGAACATTGGAAAGATTATAAAGAAAGAAAATAAATGGTGATTAATTATGCGTGAATTTGAAACTGGAGCTACTAGAAATAATTCTGATAACAAAATAGATTACGAGGGATTCATTAGTCCTACTGTATTGAGATGTTTTGGAGAATACATGCACAGTCATAGAAAACAAGCTGATGGTAAACTAAGAAATAGTGATAACTGGCAGAAAGGAATACCAGAAGAAGTTTATATGAAGAGTCTTACAAGACATTTTATAGACCTTTGGAGATTTCATCGTGGTGAAGAAGTAATAAATCCCGATAATGAAGAACTTAGTACTAAAGAAGAATTACTTTGCGCCATTCTTTTTAATACACAAGGTTTACTATTTGAAGAATTAAATAAGAAAAAGAGAGGGAAAAACCATGAAAGTAAATAAAGAAGTATTAGAGTATGTTAAAAATAATAATGGTTATTGCCCTTGTAGAGTAGAAAAATGTCAAGATAATAAATGTCCTTGTTTAGAATTTAGAACTACAAAAAAATGTATTTGTGGATTGTTTGAGGAAGAAAAACATGTTTGAAAATTATGAAGAAAGAAAGTATAATCTAAACATAAACATAGATTTTACCACTAGAACAGAACTCACTAAAAGAATGATTGAAGTTAGTCATGCTTTTGGTCTTGGTGTTAGTGAAGAAAAGCACTTCATTATTTATAAAGATTTTAAACTTAGTTTTAATAATGGAGATTTAGTTTACATAACGGGAGATTCTGGTGGAGGAAAATCTTTATTACTTAAAGAAATAAAAAACAGATTAAACGAAGAAAAATGCATTAATTTTGACGATTTAACTATAGATTCAGATACAGTAGTTATTGATAATATAGGAAGTAATCTTGAAGAGTCTGTTAAATATCTTAGTCTTATGGGTTTAAATGATGCTTTCATATTTATAAGAAAATATAAAGAACTTAGTGATGGTCAAAAATACAGATTCAAACTTGCTAAAATGATTAGTGAAAAACCAGATTTCATATTTATAGACGAATTTTGCAACAATGTAGATAGAATAACAGCTAAAGTTATCGCATATAATTTGCAAAGAACTTGTAGAGATAATAATATAACTTGTTTCGTAGCAACTACTCATAAAGACCTTATTGAAGATTTTAATCCTAGTATAATAGTAGATAAAAGATTTATGGATGAAGTAAAAATAACATATAGTATTCCAGAGCACAAAAAGATTAGTTTTTATAAAGACGTAGTTTTTAAAGAGGGAAACATAGAAGATTATAAATTACTTAGTAAGTTTCATTATAAAACTACAGATTCTAATTTTCCTTATTATAAAGTAGTTGTTGCTAAATATGATAATGACATTGTTGGAGTAGTTGTTTTTAGTCCTCCTTTCTTGCAAAATAGAGGGCGTAATAAGTATTTTAACAACAAATATAGTACTATGACGAGTGAAGTTACTAGTGAAATTAACAAATTTTTTATTAGAGGTAGCAGATATGTTATTTCTCCTAAGTATCGAGGTTGTGGACTTGGTCAAAAATTAACTACAGAATCATTAAAATTCATATCTAATAAAAGATATTTAGAAGTAATAACTGCTATGGGTAAATATAATCCAGTATTTGATAAATGTGGTATGAAAAGAGTTGAGATAAGCGATGAAGAAGATAATTCACTTTCTAAATTAACAGAATGGTTTAAAAATAATAATATAAAATTTGAAGAAATAAACAATAAAAGATACTTAAAAGATTTTATTCATAATCTTAGTGATGACAAAAAGAAAGAGTTAAAAGAAGTTTTTTGTAAGATTCTTATTCATCCTAAAGCAGGGATAGGTGGTAAGGATGGTAAAAGAAGTGCTGTTTTAGAAGAACAAGAAAGATTTAAAAGTAATCAGTTTGAAGATTTAGAAGAAAGTATTTTGAATTATATACCAAAACTTTATACTGGTATATCTTTATACTATGTTATGGAGAATCCTTATTACAAAGAAGAAAGCAAACTATCAGACTTTTTTAGTGTTACCAAGTAGTAAAAGAAACATTTAAATATAAGAAGTAATATAGTTATTTATATATTTCTAATGTTTAAAGTTGGTATCTATGCAAAACTATGAATCATTAAACAAGGGCATAAGAGAAAATAAAAAATTTCTAGAAGATATAGGAGTAAGTAACTTAGAATTAAAAATAGCAGAAGAAAACATAGAAAACGTTTTATGTATATCAGAAAATTATTTCAAAGTAAAAAAGAATGATTATGACTCAATAGGAAGATTATGGAGAGCAATAAGTTATCAATATTACTTTGATGTATCTTCATATCTTAAACAGAATCCTGATTTAGAAATCATAAGTATGAATAATAAAGATTGTTATAAGTACTTTAATGATATGTTAAAATATTATAAAAACGAAAAAGGTGGACGATGAATATAATTTTGGATTGTGATGATGTTTTGCGTGAGTTTGTACCAGAAGTAGTAAAAACTTATAATAAAGAACACTTCACAGATTATAAATTAGAAGATATAATCACTTGGGAAATAAAAGATGTATTAACGGAAATTAAAGACTTCCAAAAATATGTGACTGACAGAAAAGAAATATTTTTAAATTCACAAGTATGTGAAGACGTATATGAAACTATAAATACTTTAAAGAATAAAGGGCATAGAATAATAATAAGCACTTATCAATTTAAAGGAATAGAACAATATACAATGGAATGGTTAAAAAAGAATAACATATATTATGATGACATATTCTTTGGAAGAGACAAATTCTTGGTTCAAGGTGACATATTCGTAGACGATAAATATTCTAATATTACCAAGTACGAAAAATTTAATATAAATACAGTTTTATTTCTAAAAAATAGACCATGGAATACTGGTTTAATAAATCCTTGTATGAATAGAATAAACACCATAAAAGAAATATTGAACTATGTAAAATGAAAGAAGAAGAATTTTTAAGGGAGGGAACAGAAATGACATTAGAAGACGTATTAAAAAAGAACAATATTACAGAAGAACAACTATTATCAGCAATAGAAATGGTAAAACACCCACAAAAAGAAGCTTATCAGTCTCATAATGTTAATCTTAATGACAAAAAATTTTACATAGGAGTAATAAGTGACACTCATATAGGACATAAAATGTATAGACCTGATATAATGGATTGTGCAGCGAAAGAATTCAATAAGTATCATGTAGATTTCGTATTACATCCAGGTGACATATTAGAAGGTATGAGCGGAAGAGAAGGCCATATTTTTGAGTTAAACGAAATAGGAGCAACGAATCAAATAAGAAGAGCTAAAGAAGAACTTAGTAAAATAAGACAACCAATATATGCTATAACGGCAAGTCAAAGTCATGATGGTTGGTTTAGTAGTAAAGGTAATGCTGGTTTTGAAGTTGGACCTGCTTTAGAAAAGATATTAGATAATTTTCATTTCTTAGGTTATGATGAAGCAGATTTAAATCTTGATAATGGTTGTAAGATAAGAATGACTCATCCCGGGGACGGAACAGCTTACGCTATAAGTTATAAATTGCAGAAATATATAAATAGTATTAGTGGTGGTCAAAAACCAAGTTTACTATTTCAGGGTCATTACCATAAAGCAATGTATATGATGTATAGAAACATACATGCTTTTGATGCTGGAACTCTTTGTGCTCAGACAATTTTTATGAAGAAGAAGATGACTCCAGCAATGTTAGGATATTGGATTGTTGGTGTTCAAACCAATAAAAATGGTAATGTAAGTTCGGTAACTCCTAAATTCAGAGCTTTTTACGAATAAAGGCGAACACGATGAGTGGAATAGAAAAACATGACAATCTTGTAGATAAAGTAGAACAAGAACTTATTAAAAGAGGTTATAAAGACATAGAGAAATTTGTGTCTTATAGAAGACCTCATGATTATAATTATCTTGGAGAAATAGATATTTATGCTACTAGAGGTCGTTATGTTTTATTATTTGAAGTTAAAACTCATGATACTAGAGATAACAAAAAGCACGCTTATAGACAAATGGATAGAGCAGTAAAAAATTATTTTAAAGATTGGAAACACTACAATAGAGTGTTCACATTTTATGTTCATGGAGATAAAAATAATGATATCTCTTATGAATGGTTAAAACATTAAAAAAAATTTTAGTAGGTAGAACAATTTTGGTATTCTTAGTAGAAAGTATAAACAAAAATAACTATAGTGAATTAGTAACGTTCTCTAGAAATAAGTCTGGAGAAAAAGTTATGAAAACTATTAAAGATTTTCATCCATACTTTTACGTTTTAGAAGAAGAAAAAGTTCCTGATGATAATCGTATATTAAAAATAGAAAAAGGATTTGTTAGTATAAATAATGAGAAAGTAAAAAAGATAATCGTAAGACAATCAAAAGATGTAAGAGATTTAAAAAGTAATTTTAGTAAGAGTTTTGAGTCTGATATTATTTTTACTAATAGATATATTATAGATGTTCTTGGCGAAGTAGATATTTATCCTCTTAAAGTACTAAGTTTTGATATAGAAACAGATGATAGTAATGGTTTTCCTAATGTTAAGAATCCAGAGCAAATAATAACGAGTGTGTCTTTTTGTGATAATAATGAAAAGAAAAAAGTTTTTACTTACAAAAGTAAAGAGAGTAATTTTGATTTAAAAGATGATGAGTTTAGAAAAGTAGTATATAGTGAAGAAGAATTGCTTAACTGTGTTATTAATTATTTTGCTTCTGAAGACCCAGATGTTATAACCGGATGGAACACTTCCAAGTTTGATTTACCTTATATGATAAGTAGAATGAGTAAGTTAGGTTTAAAATACAGTAAGATAAGTCCTCTTAATTATGTTTTTTTAGATGATGAAGAAGAAAGAGTTATAATAAAAGGAAGAGTGCTTCTTGATGGTCTTGAAGCTTATGAACATTTTAGAAAAATAAGTAATCAAGGTAGAGCAGAATCTTATAGTTTAGAATTTACGAGTCAAGAAATACTTGGAACAGGAAAAGTAGAGCACACAGACAGTTTTCATGATATGTGGATTAATAAAACAGAACTATTATCGGTTTATAATCTGAGAGATAGTGAACTAGTTATAAAAATACTTAATAAACTAGATATAGTTAACTTTTTTAATAGTATTAGAAGTAAATCTTGTTCTCAGATAGAAGACATTTTTACTACTACTAAATTAGTAGATGGTTTATTTTTGAGAGAAGTTCATAATAAAATAATCTTACCTAGTAAGAATAAGAGTACTTCTGAAGAAGCTTTTAGTGGAGGAGAAGTATACGAACCAAAACCAGGATTATATGAGTATGTGGTTGTTTTTGATGTTTCTGGTATGTATCCTAGTATCATAAAGACTTTTAATATAAGTTATGAAACATTTAACAAAAAAGGGGAAATTAAATTAAATGACGATATTGGATTTAATAAAGGCGAAGGTTTAATGCCTAAATTAATTAAGAAACTTGGTATAGAAAGAAGTAGATATAAAAAACTTATGAAAGAATCAGTTACAGATGAAGAAAAAAAGAAGAACAATTATAAACAGTATTCGATTAAAGTTCTTCAAAATAGTCTATTTGGTTTTAGTGGTTATCCAGGTAGTCGTTTATATAAGAAAGAAGTAGCAGAAGCAATAACAACATGGGGAAGATTATTAATAAAACACATAGAAGATATAGTGGAATCTAATGGTTATAAAGTAGTATATAGTGATACGGATAGCGTGTTTTTTTGTGCTAAAAGTAAAAATATTTCTTTTGTAATATTAGAAGCAGAAAAATTACTTAAAACTGTTAATGATGATATGAAAAAGTTTTCTGATAAATATGATGGAGAGCCTGGTTTTTTATCTATGGAGTTTGAAAAAGTGTTCAAAAGAATATTGTTTGTTGGTAAAAAAGGAAGTAAGAATAAAGATTCTATAGAGGGAGCTAAGAAGAATTATGCTTATATTCTTGCTTGGAAAGATAAAGAATTTTATAATGATAAATTGGGATATACTGGAATAAGTTCAAAGAGAAGTGACACGCCTCGTATTGCTAAATCTACTCAGATTAAAGTCTTAGAAATGATACTAAAAAATGAACCGAAAGAAGAGATTATTAAAATAGTTAAAGATGTTGATAGTAGAATTAGAAATGGTGAAATAGGGGTTGAAGAAATTGGATTCCCTAAAGGTATAAGTAAAGAACTTGATTCTTATGGTAAACTTAAAAAGAATAGTGATGAGATAGGTGGTGTACCTCCAGTTGTGAAAGGTTGTAAGTACGCCAATAAATATTTGGGTAAACGTCTTGGTATAGGTAGTAAGCCTAAATGGATTTATGTGAAAAAAGTACCAGAAGGATTTCCAGAAACAAATGTGATAGCATTCGAGCATGATTATGATTTACCAGAAGGTTTTGTACCAGATTACGATATTATGATAGAAAAGATTCTTAAAATGAAACTAGAAGAGATTTTTAGAAGTGCAAATTTTGGAGAAATAGAAATATTTAAAAAGCTAGAAAAAGAACCAAGATTAAAAAAAGAAAAAGAGATAACAATAAAAAGCACAAAGTCAACTATGAATTGTCTAAATCTTAACGATTTTATAGTAGGTGAAAAAGATGGAACAGAAAAATTTAATATATGAATTCTTAAAAAACAGTAAATACTACTCTATAGTATATTCGTATGATAATGACGAAGAACTTGGTAGAATAATAAAGAATGAAGAATTGAAAGAAATAGATTTTTCTGAAAACGAAATACATAGAAGTATAGAATATAGAAATGATGATAGACTTTTTGTTATAGATTTTGTGGATGATTCAAGAAGATTTGTAGATAATAATTTGCAGATATTTTTAAACTCTTTTGATGATGCTAGAGCAGTTGAAGAAGTTTATCCTAATATTTTTACTTGGGTGTTTGATGGTTTTTGTATAAAAGGTTACGCTATTGTTCCTAGTGGTAGTCCTATAAGTCATCCTACGATAAGTAGATATGGAGGAACTAGTAACTTTATTTCGATATTAAGACGACATTTAAAGAATATAGCAGGATTAAAAAAGGGTAAAAGCCCAGATTATAATTTTAGTAATCTCCAAGATAAAATAAAAGAGACAGAAATAAGTATAGGTTCTTTTAATAAAAAATACGGGAACTATAGTATAGTTATAGATTTAAAAGATAGTTGGAAAGATATTCTTAAAAATAGTACAAAATGTATTAGTCTAGATATAGATTTAACCACTCTTAAAATGAAATATTGGACTAAAGAAGTTAATCCAGATTTTATAAGCGAAGCTAAACATATTAAACTTAACAATCCTATTAGAGTAAAAGGTATAGATGAACGAAAAATATTTGATTTATACCCAGCACCAATTAAAAGATTAATGGCGTTACAAGATAAAGGAAATTATAATAGATATTTATTAGCAAGATTCTTACTTAGTGTTCACGCTCCAGATGATGCAAAACACTTATATTATACTATAATTGGTATAAATCCTAAAGAACTTGACCATGTAAAAAGTGGTAATTGTAGTACGCAGTGGAATTACATAATAAACAATCTTGATAAGTATGATTGTCCTAGTATGAAAGAACTTAAATCTTTTATAAAAGAAGGCGATGAGCCTCTTAGTCATCCATTAGAGAAGATACAAGAGCTTATAAATAAACAACTAGAAGAGGAAAAAAACGATGAATGAGACAGAACCAAAGATATTAATATTAGATATAGAAACAAGTCCTATAATAGCATATACGTGGGGTCCTAAATGGGAAACTAATATAATAGATTTTTTAGAACAAACACAAATTATGAGTTATAGTGTTAAATGGTTAGGTGGTAAACAGACAACTAAATGTCTTAGAGATTTTCCTGGATATAAAAAGGGAAAAGTAAACGATTATGAGCTTGTTAAAAGTATTCATGATTTGTTAGATGAAGCTGATATAGTAGTTACCCAAAATGGTATTGCTTTTGACCATAAAATTATAAATGCTAGATTTATTAGACATGAAATAAATCCCCCTAGTCCTTATAAGATGATAGATACTCTTAATGAATCAAAAAGATATCTTAGATTACCAAGTTATAATCTTGATGATATGAGTAAGTATTTTTGCATAGGTGAAAAACTTCATCATGAAGGATTTGACTTATGGAAGAAATGCATAGAAGGAGATGATAAAGCTTGGATGTTAATGAAGAAATATAACGCTAAAGATGTTTCTCTGACTGAAGAAATATATCTTAAACTTAGACCTTTTATTAAAAGTCATCCTAACATAAATTGTTTCTATAGAGATGAAGTTTGTCCTAAATGCGGAAGTAAAAACTGTCAAAAGAGAGGATTCTCCTTAACTAGTACTGGTAAATATCAAAGATATCAGTGTAATAATTGTGGTGGTTGGTTCTCTGGTAGTAGAGTAGAACATATAAAAAAGATTTATAAAAATGCTTAGGTGAAAAACTTTTTGATAAACTTAAACTTTATATATGGATTAATATCTGGAGTAGTGATTGTTCTACTTGTATTACTATTTTTTAGATTGTTTAAAAGACTTAATGAAATAGAAAGCGAGATTAAAGCTTTTTATGAAAGAGAAAAAGAATATAGTAAGATGCTTTTAGATACTATGAAAAGTGTAGATGTTGTTCATAGAGATTTGAAGAGAGATATAGAGATAACTAAAAATAGTATTCTTTCTCCTGAGAATTTGGCTAAAGAAATACTTAAGATAAAATTTTCTACAAAAGATATACCGGAAGATGTTATGGAAGAATATAACACGATGGTTAGTAAAGATAAAAAAGATAAAAGTTATATAGGTTAAGTTAAAATGGTTGAACAAATAAAACACATAAAAAACTGGGAAGAACTAAAAATATTAGTAAATAATACAAATCCTTTTAAAGAGACTATAGTTCTTGTAGGTTACATAAATTGTTTTAATGAAGACAAGTTAGATATTAGTGAACTTGTTTTTGCTATTAAACCTATAAGCGTTAATAAAGGTAGAAAACATGTCAGAATGGGAAAACATACCAAAAAGAATAAGTGATTATCAAGGTTTTGTTTATATAATTACTAATCTTACTAATAATAGGAAGTATGTTGGTAAAAAATTTTTCTGGTTTATGTTAACTAGAAAACCTTTAAAAGGAAAAAATCATAAAAGGCATGAATTGATAGAGTCTGATTGGCGAACTTATTATGGAAGTAATAAAGAACTTAATGAAGATGTAGTTAGACTTGGAGAAGATTGTTTTAAAAGAGAGATAGTTTGTCTTTGTAAGTCTAAATTTGAATGTGCTTATAAAGAAACAGAGTTACAGTTTAAACTTGGTGTTTTATTTGATGAGAACTATTATAATGAAGTAGTGAATTGTAGATTGAGGTATAACAAAATGGCTTGTAAAAAGAAAAAAAAGAAGTAACACAACTATTTAAGGTTTACTAATTAAACCATAATTAAATAGAAAAGTTTATATATAAGAAGTAACATATAATACATTGATGAACAAATTTTTTAGTTATTCATTTTTAATAAAATATTTCTTTCTAGCAATATAAAGAGCATTAAAACATATTTTTTGCTTTGTTAGAAAGTCCTATAAAAAAACACTTAAAAGGTGATAAAATGGTTGAAGAAGCAACAAAGAAAAGCAGTATGAAAACAATACTTACAGTAGGAGCAATAGCAGTACTTGGTGCTGGTCTTGTGATAGCTGGAGCAGGGCTTCATAAAGCTAATCTAAAAAATAGTGACCTCGCTAAAAGTCTAGAAGACAATCAGGGAGAAATTTCTGAATTGAATTCTAAATTATCAGCTAAAGAAATAACAATAGAGCAGTACAATTCAAGTATGAATGCTCTTGGTGTTAAAGTTGATGACTTAGCTAAGCAGGTTGAATCTGATAAGCAGATTATAGAAGATTACAAAGTAGAACTTGAAAAACTAAAAGCTTCAGAAGAAGCAACTAGTATAGATTCTATAACACATGAATATTACTCTATAGATGATGAAGAATTAAATTTTCATGATACAATAGATGCAGATAGTGACGACCTTAGTAAACTTGGAAGTTATGAAGTAGAACTTGATGATGACCAATATGATGTAGATGAGACAGTAAGTTTCTCTGGTGCATTATTTAGTAATGCTAAAGATTTTGATGGAGAAACAATGTACACACTTGAAGATGGAGATGTCGTCTATAATGTAGAGTTCAGTGATGATATGAATGAAATCTATGCAGACCTTGATGAAGATGAGGATGATACAGAATTATCATTTAGTTTTCTTGGTCAATCCATGTCTATTAGTGATTGGGAATGTACCGGAACTTGTAGTGTAGATATGAATATAGATGTTGAACAGATTATGAATCCCGGACAGATAATAAGTGGAGTGACACTTGTTAAAGTTGGTGACGAAAACGCTGTTATTAGCTATGAAGGAGAAACATTTATTGTTAAAGAGGATAAGAATAAAGACCTTGGTGATATAGATGTTACAATAGTTGGTTTATATAATTCTGACGAAGACTCTGAAGACATGGCTGTAGTAAAGATTGGTAGTGACCTAGACTCTACTATTGAAGATGGTGACGAGTATGAAGCTGATGATAGATTTGATTGGCAGATTACAAGTAATAGTATAGGACTCGTTCTTAATGATGACTATGATGAAGAAGATACAGCACTTAAAGAAAGTGAATCATTTACTTTACCAAGTGAATTTTTAAAGTTAAGTTTTTCATTAGACGATGTAGATACTTATGATTTGAGTGTAGAACCCGAAACAAGTGATTTGTATAAAGTTGAAGGGAAACTAAGATACAAAGACGATGGTTCCTACGAAACAACACATAAAGTCTACTATAGTACACTTACTGAATCCTTCTATTCGGATAATGATGCATCTAAAGTTATTTCTGGTGAAATAAAGTTTGAAGGAAGTAACCGTGTTTTAACAGTTGGTGACCTTGCACTTGATTACGCTTCACATATAGACGATGATGAAGACGTATATAAGTATGAAGTAACAACTGGAAATACACTTGTTGGAACAATTATAAAGAACTTAGATGAAGATTCACATAGTTACGATATAGTTGTACCAGATGAAGAAGTTGAAGTAACATTTAAACTTCAGTAAGAATACTTAAAAATAGAAAACAAATTTTTTTTTATTGCCCCTTTTTTTGGGGCTTTTAATATATAATAATTGGAGAAATTGAAATAAGATGGATAAGATAAGAGAAAGCACAAAATATAATAGAGATAGTTATAACGAAAATGAGCAAGGTTCTAGACCTTTTTATAATAACCGAGAAGGTTTTGTAGAGAGAGAAATGTTTGACGCAATTTGTACTAAGTGTGGTAAACCATGTAAAGTGCCTTTTAAGCCAATACCTGGTAGACCTATTTTTTGTAAAGATTGTTATGTAAGAAAAGATAAGTTCTAAATAAAAATTATTTTATTTTTTTAATTATGTTTGGGGGGATTGATTACTATGTATAGCGGTAGCTTTATTGAAGAGATTAGTAAAGGAAACACTGTTGTAAAGTTTAGTGCTAAATGGTGTATGCCTTGTCAGATGTTAAAACCTGTTTACGAAGAGCTTAAAAATGAGATTAATGATGTTAAGTTTTTAGAAATAGATATTGATGATAGTAACGTTCCAAGTATGTATAGTGTTCGTAGTGTTCCTACTATAATCTTATTTAAAGATGGGGAAGAAGTAGAACGTGTTGTTGGTAATGTTAGTAAGTTTCATATTGGGAAAAAGATTAGAGAAACGTTTGAAGTGTGAAGTATGATTGTTGGTGTTGTAGGTAATAGAGTTGGTTTTACTAAAGAAAGAGTGTTTGAAGAACTAGATAAGTTAAAATTAACCAGTAAAGATGTTATTGTTACTGGTGGAGCCGTTGGTGTTGATAGTTTTGCTGAAGATTATGCTCATATTAATGATATAGGTTTAGAAGTTTATTATCCTGTTCTTAGTGAACCTATTCCCATTAGGTATTTTAATAGAAATAGAAATATCGCTATTAGATGCAGTATTCTTGTTGCTTTTGATAAGAAAAAAGGAGCATCAGGAACTAAGAACACAATGAAATACGCTAAAACGCTTAGAAAACGTGTTATTTTAATAGATTCTTAAAAACAAGTACTGTTCATAATAAAAAAAAATAGTTCAAGGAACAGCAAAAAAACGCTATTTTTCCTTGAAACCATAATTCTAAAAAAAAAAAAGATTTTACTTACTTAGCTTTTGTCTTATTTAAGCTTACTGTGTCTGTTTTAAAAATTCTACTAATCCAATAAGCAGATATAGGAATAAGAGCAGCAGCCCAAGCATTAACTTCTACACCAAAACCATTAAGAACAAGCCACGCAGCAAAAGCAGGTATACCTAACTTAAAAAGCGTTTTAATAGTCTCAGTCCATTCAAACTTATCAAACTTATTATCAATCATATAATTAGCCCAATTAGTCTGCAAAAAACCAAACATTCCACTAATAATAGGCAAAGCAAGAATCTGCCAAGCCTGACTCCAATCAACAACCATATTTACCACCTATACTTTTATTTAAATAATATCTTTGGCAAAATAACACTGCCAAAAAAACTAAGAACAGCCGTACCACCAACAATAAGAGCAACACGCCAATTAAGACCATCAATAACCTTCTCGTGTCTACACTGTTCTACTTTAATACTACTAACATCGGTTTTCAAAACAGCAACCTCTTGCTTCAAACCAGGAGTACCATTACCAACAATGGCCTTATGAATCTCGCCAATCTTACTAAACACTTCTTCCATCTTTTCATCATGATATTTTTGTTTCTGCTCAATCAATGCAACTTTTGTAACTAAACTATTATCCTTCTTAACCACTACAACCCCTCTCTCTAGTAATTCCTAAAAATACTCGTTATCTTATTATAAGATTTCACAAAAAATTTACTAGAATCAGTCTCATCATCTTCACTAGAAAGACTAATCCTAAACGCATCATAATCATTAATCATATCTCTTATAAAATCGTAACTAATAAGACCAAAACCAGAATCACAAAAACCCGTACCCCAACTATTAACAAACTCAAAAGAGCCAGTACTATCATCAAAACCAATCAATCTAATAAAATGACCACCAAGAAGAGACTCACCATCTAACCCACCATTATAAATACGACCTTTTTCAAGAGTCCAAAAATTATTATAAACATCAATACCAATAGCAACCTCATAACCCTTACTAATAGCATCCTTAATTTCACTAATACTATCCAAGAAAACATATTTCTTAACACTGTTTAACTTAGCCATAATAAGCATAACATTAAAACAATCATCATCATTAAGACTCTTACAATTACTAAAACAAGGCTGATTCTTAAAATAATCAACACTATCATTATAAGGATATAAAGAATCAAGAACAGTACCATACTTCTTCATAGCTTTAGCAGTATTAAGAAGACTAGCACCATTATCACTATAGAGTTCACTAACATCATTATTAACATCAGCTTCAACGAGTCTAACCATATAACTCAAGAACATTTTACTAAGATTATAATCAGGAAGACCAAGATACTTACGCCTATCCTCAATTAAACCACAACCACCAAAAGCGTAACAAACACCAAGACTCTTCTGGTCATCAACAGATACAACAAAATCACGAAGACTAAACTTACCGGGTAAACTAGTACTCATAAGACAAACATCTTTATGTTTAAAATTACGTTTATCATGAATACTCTTTTTAACATTAAAGAACTTTTTGTCTAAAACCAACTTTTTCTTCATAATAGAGACTCCATTTAATATTCATATATAACTACTAATATATAAAACTTTCTATTTAAAAAGCATACAAAAACTTTCATACGCAGGACTAACACTACTAACACTAGTTCTATTAAGAACTATTCTAAAACCAATCCTATTACCAGGACTAACAAAAGTATGACTAGCACCATCAATAACAACACTCTCCCAAGTATTACCACCATCATTAGTAACATAATAAACATCACTATCAGTACTATAATTATCATACTTACGCAACTCACAACTAGTAACATCATAACTAGTATCAAGAATAACACTAGTAGCAGTACCAGTAGTACTAGCATCATCAAGTTTTAACTTACCATCAATCTCTTGAGTTCCATTATTACTAATAAGATTCTCATCATCATCAAAGAAAACAGTATAACTATCCTTCATATTATTAATATTAGTCAACTCACTAGTAACACTACTACTATTAAGACTACTAACAAACAAATCATTAATCCTAGTACTCTTCTTATTAACCTCAACACTAGTAACTACACTATTACCAATACTATGAGTAAGACTAACAACCCTATGCAAACCATTACAAGTATAAGGAATACTAATCTCAACAAGTTCACCAGGCATCAAACCACTAAGACCAATAGCAGTAAATCTACCACTATTAGTAGTAATAAGACTATCATTAAGAGTCTTATCGGCCCTCTCCTCAATAAGAGTCATACTATCACAATCACTATCACTAACAACCTTATCTTTAATCCACAAATTAGACTGACTACTACTATCCTCAACAGTTTTTAATAATAAAATATTACTACTCTCAGTCTTACCAAAAGCAATAACACGATTAAAAACACTATCATTATCAAGACCATAATCACCAACACTCAAAAGATTCACACCATAACCAATACCTAAACCATTATTAATAGACTCAACATCAAAAATCCTAAAATAATACTGAGAAACACTCTCATCATAATAAACATAACCATCCATACCAACCCTACCAAGAGCATCCCCAATAACACTAATACCAGACTTATTCTGATAAACAATATTAACAAGAGTACTACTAATACTAACAACCTTATCAAAAGTAACACGTCTAGTAATATTATCATAACTAGTACAAGTAGCCCACTCACTACCATTCCAAACTTGCAATTTTAAATAAGAATAATTCTCATAAAAAATATTACATAAAACACTATCAATAGTACTAGCAATCTGCAAACCAGTAATAGTCTTATCAACCAACTCAGGACAAACACGACCATCTATATTAATAAAAAAACCACTACCACTACTAAAACAATTCTTCACATTATCAACCCTACCCCTAAGAACAAGAGTACTAGCATCAGTCTCATCAATATAAATACTAACATACTCACCACCATTAAAAACATTATAAAATCTACCATAATCATTAACAATATTAAACTCAAAACTACTAATACTACTAGTACAATTAAGAGTAACACTAGCACTCATAACATAAGAATCCCCAGCATAAGTATTCATCAAAGTATATTCAGTACCATCATCACTAGTAATAACTATTTTACAAAAAGTATTATTACTAGTAGGAATAATAATCCTACCCTGATGTTCCCGATAATTATTACGAGGACCACTATTTATAACAACCATAATATTACCTCAATCATTAAAATCACTAGTATTAACACAACCCGAACACAAACTCTTCCACTGTATATTAGGATAAAAAGTCTTAATCTGATTATAATTACAACTAAAATTACTCCAACTCCACAACTGAACATAACTACTACTATTTAATTTAGTAATATTAACAAAACTATTATTAACATTCCAACCAAGAGCATTAGTACTAACATTATTAAAAATAGTATTAACACAACCAGGAGTAGAACCATTCTCAAATCTCATAAACAAATAAAATTCATTAGTAGAATCATTAGTAGTAATATTAAAAAAAGGAACTCTATTATTCTGACCATAAGGAACAACACCTTTCTGAATAGGACTATAAGGCATAACATCCCAATAATCAACATTACTAGGAATAATACTCACATCAAATTCACTATATAAAACCTTCATATTATAAACAAAACTAGGACTACTACTACCATTAAGAACAACAGTAATATTAGTCTCCTCATCAGGCAAAATAACATAACTTAAATTACTAACATCTACTCCACCATCACTATCACTACTAACAACACTAACAACATCAACATCACTACTACTAGGATTAACCACACCATAACTAAAATTAACACTAGTAAAATTAACATAACTATTACTTATACTACTACTAAATTTAACTGGAATATTACAAGTATTCAAATTCTTGCACTTATACTGAATATACCTATTAATACCACTAACATTAAGACTAATGTTTTTACTAGTACTATTTAAAAAACCAGACTCACTATAAATAATGACGTCATCAACACTAATAACTGTATTATAGGGATAACCAGGAGTAATACTAATCGTATAATTACTACTAAGATTAAAAGTACTATCATTAAGTTTAACATTACAAGTAAGATTATAATTATCAAGAACAGTCCCAGTAAAATTCCGTCCAGTATTACCAACAGTACTATTAATATACCAAGTATAAGAAACATTAACACTACTATTAAAAAGACTATAATCACTATCACAAGTAAAATTACTAGTCCTAACAGGAACAACATTATTATAACTAATATTAACACTGTTTATTCTACTAAAATACCAACTAAGAGTATTATAATTAATAGTACTACCACTAAAACTCCAAGTACCAAACTGACTAACATTATACCTAATAATACTATGATTACTAGTTCTATTATAAATATAAAAAGTATTATTAACAGTAGCATTATTAATATAAACATAATCACTATAACCAGAGAAATTTGCAAGATAATTATAATAAGCAAGTCTAGTTCCATTAAAAAATCTAATCTCACTATTATTAAGAATCATACTATTGTTACTACCATAATTATAATCTTTACTAAAATTAATAATACTATTATCAAAAACACTCACACCACTACCATTAGTAATAAATAAAGCTTTGTTAGTATCACTACCATTACCTTTATAAAGATAAATATATGATTTAGTAATATTAACATTACTAGCATTAATCATACCAAAGCCACTACCATAATTGCTATAACCTGATTTACCACCTTTAAGACTAATATTACTAGCATAAACATTCACAATATTACCACTAACAACACTGTTACCACCATAGATATGACCATCCAAATCATTATCATAACTACCATCACCAGCAGTAATACTAAAACTACTATTACTAATACTTACATTACCGCCATAAATACCAAAATTACTACCATGACTATCAGTACTAGTATCATCATCATCACAACTAGTTCTACCAGAAAAAGTCATACTATTTTTATAAAAAACAGACTCATTATTATAAATATAAAAATTACCACTTCCTCCACCAGCAATATCATTACTATCACCAACACTAACACCATTATAACCTATATCAGTAACAATAGAAGTATTATAAATATGTAAAGTATCAGTTATGAATTTTATATCTCCTCCACTACCACAACTTCCTCCCCCAGCATTATCATAATCAGCATCTCCACCATCACCACTATTAAGATAAATAAGAGAATCATTAAAAGTAACAAAATAACCAGAAACTATACTACTTCCCCCATTTCTTCCATCACACTCAGCATCATAACTAGAACCACTTGCAAGAACCAAACAATCACTAGCACGAGTACCACTAACAGTAATATTACCATTAATCACAGAAGAATTATACAAATAAAAAACACCATCTAAACCAGAGACACCACCAGTACTATCACTATCACTATCCGCACTACAATCACTTAGTCCACCATGAGAAAGTTTATCATCATAATAAACAAGATTATTAACAACACTATTACCATAAATATAAAAATCATATTTAGATGGACTTCCACCACTTTTACAATTAGCTTCTCCAGCACCATAAGCAGTAGTATCAGCATCCCCACCATTACCACCATCTACACTAATAGATGTATTATAAACATATGAATAAGAATTATTATTACCAATATAGAATTTAAACAAACCACTATTTCCACCAGTAGCCCCAGTATTATCAAAATAACAACTTTTAGTATCTGCGTTTCCCCCCCCACCAAGATAAAAATTAAAAGAAGAATTATCTATATAAACATCATCAGAACTAAAATTAAAAAGAACACTACCACCATTACCACCTTCAAAAGAAGTGCAACTACTAGTATATGCTGAACCATCACCACCATCACCAGAACTAATAATAAAACTCGTATTAATAATTCTAATCTTATCACTAACAAAAACCAAACTTATACTTCCACCATTTCCCCCATCAGAATCATGTTCACTAGTACCACCACTAGTATCAAAAGTAACAACAGCATCCTTAAACTCAACACCTTTACTAATATTATAAAAATAATCTATATTATCACCATCAATACTAGTCCTACCCATACTAATAGTAACACTACCAGTAATCAAAACACCATAATCACTATAATCACCACTCTCACTAGGCATACTATCATTAAAAACATAATGATTACCATCAACAGTATAACCACTAACACAACCAATACAACAAACAAATAATATAACTAAAAAGATTTTATTCATGAGTAATCACCTTTAAGAGTAACACTAGCATTACTAACAACAACAGTATTAGGAATACTAACAAAATAAGTATTAGAAGTATTACTAAAAGTATAATAATCAACAATACTACCAGGACTAACAACATAAGGACTAATACTATTATATAAATCACTAATCTGACTACTATTAAGACTACTATTAAAAATCATAACATTATCAATACTTCCATTCATACTATAACTACTCCCAGTTCCATAAGCCCCAATAAGCATATTATTTCCACTAGTACCTTGAGTAGCAACAATATTCGTAGATACACTACTAGTATAATTACCATCAATATAAAGAGACAAATTAGTATAAGTACTATAATTAGTCTTAACACCACAAACAGTATGCCAACTATTTCTATAATCAAAATTAGCACTATTAGTACCAGTATAACTAGTAGAATTAGCATAAACAAATGCAAATTTCATACTATTACTAGAAACATTAATAACATATAAACAGGTTCCATTACGAGTATTAGTCTGCCAATTACAAATAGCACTAGCATAAACATTATTTAATACATTAGTCTTATTAAGAATATAAATATCACTGCACATAGTATAATTAGTATAAGTAGTAATATTAAACTGTCTCGTAGTATTAAGATAATTATTATAACCAGTAAAATTATAATACCCATTAGTATCATAACTAGAATTATAATTAGACAAACTCCTATTCATTAAACCACTATCATCAAGAATACCACTAGACAAATAAGTACTAGTCACATTAGTAAAATTAGTTCTACCATTAATAAGATTAACACGAACAACATTACTATCAACACTAAGACCACTAGTATTATAATTCATCTCAACATTATTAACCCTAACAACAGCATTACCTTCAAAACTAATATTAACAGGAATATCACAAATACTCTCAAAACAATAATTATCAAGATAAGAACTAATAACAGAACTACTAATACTAACAACAGTACTACTAGTTAAGTTACTAATATTAAAATCAACAACTCCATCATTACCAAAATCAATAGTTAAATTATTAGCACTAAAACCAATACCCGAAATAGTTATATTATAAATATAATTATGAAAACTACTATCAGGACTCATCTTAACCTTATACATTAAACAATCATCAGTAGTATTAAAAACAACAATATCACCATTAACCCCAGTATACCATGTACTACAATTATTAGTAATATAAAAACTATTACTACCACTACCATTAGTATACTCATCAACATCTAAATAAACATAACTAATATTTTTATAAACAGGAATAACTTTACTATAAACCCAAGACTCAACAGGAACCCCAATAGACTCATTAGTCTTAATCATACCCCAAAAAGTATCAAAAACAACACTAGAATTAGTAGTATTAATATAACTATAATTATTAAAAATCTCACTAAAAACATCACTACTACTAACACCACTAATAACAAAACTAAGATTATCATAATCAACAAATTTATTAACACTAATATTAACCAAAAAACTATTACTACCACTACTACCATTCAAATCAACACTACTAGAATCATCACTAAAAACATTAACACTACCAGTATTACCATTTAATTCTCCAGTAAATTCAAAATCATAATAACTATCATTACCAACATCAATCTTAACATTACTAGGATAATCATTATCACTTAATCTAACATTAAAATTACTAAAATTAATACTACCATTGCCATAATAGAATCTCATCCTAATAGGAATAACTTCAACATCATTAACAATATTACCAGAACAATTATTCAAAGCATCAACATCAAGATTAACATTAGTACTACTATAAAAAGTACTATTCTCCTGACTTTCATTAACATTGTCATTACAAATATCCAAATCAAGATAACTAAGATAATCACTCTCAATATCAAAACTAGCCCTAATAAAACTATTATTATCCCTAACACTAATATTAAAAACATAATCAGTACCATTAACTAGATTATAAACCTTACTAGTATCACTATAACTCCAATCATCAAAACCAGTAACATTACTATTATCATTCCCACTAACACTAAAAGTCGTACTAGTAAAATTACTTATAAAATTAGGAATACTAACAAAAAAAGAATCACGATTACTCTTTCTAAAAAACAAGCTACCAATAACAGAATTATTATTAATCTTATTTATCTCAGTATAATTTTCTAACCTAATCAAAGTACTAAAAGGAGTATCACCACAAACATAATTAATACCATAACCATAAAGAAAGACATCAAGACAAACAGGATAAAGAACATTACTAACACTAATATTAACAACACTCCCATATTCATAAGTTCTATTACTACTAGAATTCTCAATCTTGAAAGAAATACCAGAATTATTAACTAAATAATAAGTTTTTTCTAAATAAATACTACTATTAATATAAAAATTACTAGACTGATTAGTATAACCAGTTTTACTAATAATTATATTCTTAGTACCAGTAGTAACATTATAAACATACATACTTTCATTAAGAATAACAGTGTAACCAGTTAAATTAGTAATATTAACACTATAAAGACTAGTATTATAAAGATTATAAACATTTATCTTAACAATATTACCAGGATAAAACGATTCAGCAAGATAATAAGATTCACCACCATCATAACTAATATTGATATTATTAAAACTTCTATTAAAAATGGCACCACCATAAGATATGTTCGTAAACGTAATATTATATACTGAACTAATATTCAAACCATAAATAGTAACAAGACCAGATGTAGTAGTATAATTAGCCCCACCAATACTAACAGTAAAATTACTAACATTAGAAGAAGTACTAATAGATGTATTAGCAGACAAATAAAGATAAAGAGACCTATTAACATCTATAAAACTAAAATTAGTAGCAATATAAGAAGAATAATACTGAGCACTAGTATATTTTCCCTGCATATATAATATTGTATTATTACTAATATTATAAGAAGAAGCACCACTATAAATAAGAGTATTATTAACATATAAATAAAATGAATTATTATAAATATAAGACCTAACATTATACATAGTACCAATAGTAACATTATAACAAGTAAAAGGAGTAAGTATAGTAGGAGTATAATCAACCACTTTAAAAGGAATAATATTACATTTATAAGTTCCATCAGTATTACTAGCTAAAACAACATAATATCCATTACTCAAAAATCTAACTTCTGAACTAGTTGAATTAATAGGAAGTTCTCCCAAACTAAACAACTGAGCACCACTACCACCACTACTACCCTTAGCAGTCACAGTATAATTAAAAGAAACACCCATATAAGAATTACTATTATTAACAAAAGAATACACTGAATAAATATCTCTAAGAGTACTATCACTTCCAAACTGATACCCTCTAGGACTAGAATTATAAATAGGAGAATTAGAAACAACATTCCACAAAGAACTATTAAAACTACTTAAAGTATCATCATAAACAAGATTATTAGCATAAACAATACTAGTACTAACTAAAAATAAAAATATACAAAATATTAAATTACTAATTTTTACCATTCAACAAGCACCATACTATATCTGTAAAATAAACCACCATTATCACCATCATCATCAAAAACAAGAGACTCAGGCTTAATCACAAAAGTACCATCATGCAAACCATCAACATAACTATAACTATTACCATCATCTAACGCCTCAATAGCATTACGATTACTAGTAAGATTACTAACACTATTACCACTAACAATACCAGAAAGACTAATCTCCCACTGAGAACTACTAATACCAACAACCTCATTCTCAACAAGAATCCTACCAATAACCTGCTTAACAGTCTTCTGTTTCTTAACAGCTCTCACAGTATCAATCTTAAGACTTACACCATTAAAACTTATATCTGAATAAACCATAATAAATCACTCAACTATTAATACACTTTTTTTAACACTAACATTATTACCAGCACCAGTCTTGTTATAATTATTCAATTTAAGAGTTATAGTAGACAAAATATCATTACCAACATCCTCACCATTACCATTAGCAACATTCTGAACTATAATATCACCAAAAGTAATAGCATTACTAGCATTATTACGTGTTGATGTTTCTAATTGTTTTACATTATTCAAAAAATCTTGATTAAGACCAGGTTCAGTAGTAGGTAAACTTGGTATTGTAGCAATAGGATTATTAGTAGCATAATAATCTCTCATACTATTAGCAATAAGAATTTCTTTACTAAGTTTTTTCCATGCTTTAATATCTTTCTCTAAAGTGGCAATCTCATTTTCTTCAATACTAGTTTTAAAATCAAGACTAGACTTAGTAATACTATCAATCTTATCCTGATAATCTTTAATAACTTCATTAACACTTTCCATTTTACTCTCATAATTACCCTGACTTTCATATAAGCCAGATAAACTATTTATAATACTAGTACTACTACTTGCAACACCATTACTAGCATCTTCCTGAGACTGAACAAAATAATCAACATTACTCTTCATCTTACCATAAGTAACATCATAAGCATCACTCAACAAATCACCATAACTAACCTGACTATTAGTACTATCCTCACTATACTTACTAGTACTCATTAAAAGAGTCTGATATTTCTTAATACTACTACTAACATCAGTACCAAGTTTATTACCAGCATTAATACTAGACTCAATAAACTGATTAACAGTATCCTGCCACGCCTCATAACTACTAGCACTACTACTAGTAGCATCATTAACAATATTAATAGCAGTACCAAGGTCTTCAAAACCACCAACACCCTCACTAACCTGTTCATTCAACCAACTCTGAGCATCAGTAATACCATAAGTAGCCAATTTTTGCTCTTTAAGATAATAACTATAATCACTAATAAACTTCTCAGCATTCGTCTGACCCTCAAAACGCATATTAATTAATTTACTAATCTCATCATTAACATCTGACAAACTTTCTTTATAATCAGCCAAATCATAATTAAGAAGATTAATCTTATTATTATAATACTCAGTTGCTCTGCTAACTTCTTCCAAGAAATAAGATTGTTTAGCTTCAGACTCATCAAGAATCTTATTCAAATCAATCTGCTCCTTAGTAATACCACTATCAGCATTCATTTGATTAATAAATTCTTTATACTCATCACTAATAGACTTAAGACTTACAACAAGAGAGCTATAAACCTTACTATTAAAACCACTCATAAAATTACTAAAATTAGTACTATTCACTTCATCTTTTAATATCTTAGCTTCTTCAACAGCGTCTTTTAAAGCATCTTTTTCATCTTGAGTTAACTCAACAGTCTTATTCGATTCATCAATGGTTAACTGCATTGCTTTATTAAAAAGTTCCTGAAGAACAATTTGTCTTTCAGCAGTATCAGTAGGAAGAACAGCATCTTTAGTCATCTCTCTAAATTTCTTAGTACTCTCACTAGTAAAAGAATCATACAAATCACTTCTCTGTTGAACACTTAATTTATCAAGATTATTAATTTCATTAAAATAAGATTTAGCAGCATCCTCAGCTTTCTTATAATCAGGACTAAAACCAGTACCATAAACACTACCCATAACAGTCTTATCACCATAAGCATTCATCTTACCCATAGCTTCTCCAACAGAATAATTAAAACTAGTCCAAGCACTTTTCATTCTCTGAATCATACTAAGAGTCTTAGCAGCATTATTATTAGTAATAATCATATTAAGATTACTAACATTACCAGCCTCTTTCATCTGCTCTTTCATACCCTCAATAGCACTACCAGTATTTTCATATTGAGTAAGCAAAGCCCGTATAGACCTACCACCACGAGTACCAAAAATACTATCAAGAACCTTCAAAGTAGACTCATCACTAAGACCACTAAGAGCACCAGACAAATCCCTAACTTGAGATTCAAAATCTTTAATATTACCAGAACTATCAAAAAAACTAATACCCAACTGATTCATATAACCTTCAGCTTTAGCAGTAGGACTAGCCATAGCAGTCAAAGCAGCATTAAGACTAGTACCAGCTCTACTACTCTTAACACCCTGATTAATCAAAACAGCCAAAGCAGCACTAGTATCCTCAAGACCCAAATTTAAACTAGCAGCAGTACCACCCACATAACTAAGAGCAACACCAAAAGTCTCAACATCAGCAGCCGAAGCGTTAGCAGCACCAGCAATAATATTAACAACAGCACTAGTTTGACTAGCATCAATACCAAACTGATACAATATTTGACCTGTAATATTAACAGCAGTACTAAGGTCAGTAAAAGCAACAGTAGCAAACTTAGTAATACTACTCATAGCATCAGTAGCATCACTAGCACTAAAACCTAACTTAACAAACTGAATATAAGCATCAGCAACTTCATTCAAAGTATAAATACTACCATCCTGAAGCTTCTTCATATTAGCATAAATAGTGTCAGTAGATTCTCCACTAATAGCAGCAACACGAGCAACTTTCATACCAAATTCAGAATAAGCCTGCATGGCCTTATAAACAGGGACAACAATAGCAGCAGTAACAAAGGCAGCATCAACCATAGACCATCTAATGGTATTCATTGTTTTTAGTAACTTTTCATAACTACTAATAGTCTTTTTATTACTATCATCAATAGTCTTAGCACCCTTAACAGCCTGAGAAACAATACTATTCAATTCAGCCTTAACGGCATTACTCCTAAGAATTTGTAGCACAACATCTACATTAAGACTATTAACCGCACCACTAGTATTAATTTCTCCAACCAAAAAAAATTCACTTCTTTTTACCTTTATTCATATTCTTATTCTGATTATCAACTTCTCTATTCCAAGCCTCAATCAAACAATTCAATTCACTATAAGTCAAACGCCCAACATTAAAAAAATCATAACCATGCTTATGCAAAAATAAGATTAAATCACCTTCTTTACGTTCACGCTTGACTTCATCTAGTTTTTTGCAAAATCGTCCTCAGCATCAATCATGGCCTTTTTAATAGATTTCTTTCCTATATCAAGACCACTTTCTCTAAAAATAGTATTAATCAAGCAAATGGAAATACCTGGTTTCAAAACCTTAACCTCATCCGAAGTAAAAACGGGATTTCTACAATACTTAAGAATCAACTCATTCTCAAGTTCATTACTATCACCAAATTTGGCCTTAGCAAAATATTCTTTCAAATCTCCTCTAGTCATAGGAACAACACAAACAGTCTGACCTTTATATATAAGTTGATTAGAATCATCTTCATCTACTTCTAATTCAACCTCTTTCGGTATTAACTCACCATTACTATTTCTATCATATAAAACAATTTCTTTCTTTAACATTTTACATATCACCTATACTAATTTATATAAAAAATAATTGGGAGAAAAACTCCCAAAAAAAATTAATCTTCACTCAAGCCCAACTCTGGTCGGTATCTATATAATACAATTTAGCCTTAGGAACCATAATATCAATATCTTGACTTACAATATCCTCAGGACTACCCGTAATATTAATACTATTAAAAGCACAACTACCAAGTACCAATCTCATATAATCATCGGTAGCCAATTTAGGAGTACTTCCAGGGTAACCACTTCTACAGAAATCAACAACAACTGTATACTTACTAAGATTTCCACCACCAACAGTACTAGTATTACTACCGAGGAATCTCTGATACATCTTCTTATTCTTAAAATGTAATCCAAGACTAGCAGTATAATCTCTTCCCTTAGCAAGCAAAGCTTTCAAACCACGAAGCGTCTGAGTTGTAGCAGTTGTACCACTAACATACCATACACTTTCTAAGTTATTATTAATAGCAAAATTAATACTATTAACCTCAGCTATCTCACTAGTACTAGCATTCACAAGAGAAGTATAAGCACTAACAGCACCACTAGTAGCATAAACTGCACCCTGATAGAAAACAAAAGGGTCCTTAGTACTTTGACTTACACTTGTAGGTGCACCAGTACCAATAGTTACTCCTTGACTAACCCAATCAACACTACACTTAACAGGTTCATCAACACTAGCACTAATAGATAAACTATTAACTCTACACCCTGTATATGTTCTCTTCAAATTAGCAGTACCAATAGCACCTGTATCTTCATAATCACTTAATTCAAGACTAAAACATGGAAAAGCATCAGCACCAACACTAGTAGCACTACCAAGAACATGCTTATAACTACTACCAGTATGAACTCTACTTCCACCATCTACAGTTCCACCAGCACTATCCTCTCCAAAAGCCTGCCTTAACAAAGGACCAACCTGTAAATAATAATCGAAACTACCACTTACACTAAATTTACCAGGAACAATATTACTATAATCTCTCGTTCCCCCCATTGTTCTAACTTTTATTGTATCATTATTCTCTGTAGGATTAACACTCTGCACAAGACCAACTGGTTCATCAATAGTAGCAGCAGCCCCATAAGTTGTTTCACAACCCCACAATAACGTCTGTTTATAACCGACATTTACCGTTTTAACCACCCCATAATTTAAATCTTAATTCTTAACAAAATTCTCTCTATATAAATCTTTTTCTATTTTTCTTCTACTTTATCAGATTTAATTTTAGACTTCTTAACTACAACAACATCACTTTCTAAAATAAAATCCTTATTATCAACAATTAACTTATCTGCATACTTATCAGGCAAATCTCTAACTTCATCTTTAGCCCAATTAAAATAAGTATTACCAAAAACATTAACATTACAATTATTCATACAACCAACATATTTAACTTTCAAAACAATCACCTTACTTTAGACAATTCTGCTTTTATAGCCGTTTTTATTATTGTATTACCAGCATCAACCCCAGTCTGAAAAAAATGATAACCACTAAAATAACCTTTTTTATTCCTTAAATTATGACCATCATTAACCCAACCAGTATAAAAAGGACTATTACTATCTCTACCACCAGCATAAACATGATAAATAACTTTAAGTCTATTTTTACTAGTCAATTTATAACCAAAACTATCTAAAATTAAACTAGGTTCTTTATCTGTCTTTCTCTTACTACTATAATCACTCATGGCAGCACTAACAACCGTATTACTAATCTCTTTACCAGCTCTATCAAGAGCATTAACTAATTTATTATAATTACCATTAACTAACCAACCTTTCTTTCGAACTATAACAACCATTTTTAAATCTCTCTAGTAAAATATTCTAAACAAATAGTAAAATAAGTATTATACAACTGAGTACTAGAATCATAATTAACCTTACCTTCCTTAATCAAATGATAATCACGAGCACCCAAAGCATCCATATCAACAATATGAGATTTTAAACACTTCTCAACAAGCTCTCTATAATACAATAATAATCTAGCATTAACATACTCAGTACCATCAACAGTGACTTTAAAACCATTCTTAGTATAAATCCACACATTCAAAAAAACACGTTTCCTAACCATATACTCCATACCAATATCAAGAATCTCAGGACTAGGTGTATCACCAGCCTGAAGAATTTGAATCTGAGGATACTTATCATTACTAATAGGTTCATCACCAAAAATATAAGAACTATTACTTCTACTACCCCCAGCAGTAAGATATAAATCAGTTAGATAACTACGAAGAGTATCACGTACAGTATCTATGCAGAAAACAACACTACTCATAATTCATCTAACCCCCCGGGTACTAAAAATTTATCGAACCACTACGGGCTCTAATAGATATATGCAACTACTAATATATAAATCTTTCTATTTTATTCACTAAACTTGTACTTTTTACTATCTTCAACCTTATCAGTAATAGGACGCTTATTAACATCTATTATACTATCGCCATCACAAGCTCTAGCTTTACCTTCATCAGTCTCAAAACCTTTACCTAAATCAACACTTCCTCTTTTCTGAACACTAACCATAATTACCACCTATTATTTCTTCCAATATACTTATTTCTATCAACATCTTGAACTAATCTCTTAACTCCAACACCATAAACACAATCATAATTAACAAGGTCACTACTAAGCTGAAGCCCAACACGCTGATTCAAAAGAGTCTCAACAGTTTTAACCTTAGTATAAATCATCTCATACTCCTTACTAGGCTTACCATCACTATTATAATCAAGCCTACTAAGAAGACTCTTACAAGTCCTATAAAGACTCAACTGATGATAAATACGAGGAACATACCTAATTTCTACTTCAGCATCACTACTAAGACTAACACTACTACTAGCAACAGGAAGAATCTTAACCATCCCATAACTATTATTAACCTTAAACTCATCATCCATAAACAATTCTGATTTAGTAGTCGTTCCATAAAAGACACGGTCAACCCTATAAATATTCTCTTCACCAACATAATACAAATCATTCAAAGTAGTACCATCTTCATTATAAAGAACATCACTAACAACTGCTTGTAAAGGAGTTCCACACTCAACATAAATCAAATCATCAACACCAGTAATAGCATCAAAAATCTCATCATCATTCCATTTACCAACAGTATCTATCTCTTTTTTTACTTCATCAACAGTACAAAGTCTAAACAACTCTTCAGCAGTAATAGGTTCACTATAATCACTATAAGTAGAACCAGCACCATCATAAAATCTAATCTTATACCAATAATTTCTATTACCAGTACTATCAGTATAACTAGTAACCCAAGTATTACTAGAACTCTTAATATTACCATCACTGGTAGCATTAATCTCAGTAACAACACTATAAGTACCATAAATACTAGTACTTCTATTAATCTCTACTTTAGTAATAGTAATTTCTTCTGGACTTCTCCATTCAATTTTCAACGCCATAAAAAAGCACCCTTCTAATTATATAACTTACGAGAAACCTTATTAATCAATGGTTTCTTAACAACTTGACTACTTATTAAAACACTCTTCACTTCTTTAATATCACGAATTCTAGTATCAACACCAGAAGCATTAATTATCTTTCCTTTATCTACAGATTTGATAATAGTAACCGGAGTAACACTATATTTATATGAAGCATTTATTAATTGAGGAACACTTAAAACACTACCAGTATCTCCATATCTACTCAAACCATAGATACTTGCTCCATAACCCATAAACAACCTCTATAATATTATGTATAATTACTAATATATAAATCTTTCTATTTAAAAACTTCTTATAACAAACAATGAACTTCTATCATTAATAGAAGCACATTATTCATGTGCAAACACCCCTTATACAAACAATTGTACCTGTTCTGTATGTGCTTTCTTCTAGACAAACACTATTATTATAACTACAAACACTACCAACACAACCATATTTAACACCAACACAACTAATATTAGTTACTACTTCTGTTTCGCATGGTAGTGCTCCGACGTAGCTTCCTGTGCTGCTCATCGTACAGGCGGGGCTGTTGCTTGCTGGTATTAAAAAGTCTGGGGATGAGGGGTCTGTTGATAAAAATAGTGGGTTTGTTTGTTGTCCGTTGTTTTCTTGTTCTGTTGCTGTTTGAAATGATGTTAGGGTTGCGTAGTTTGTTCCGTTGAACGCTATTGGTGTTGATAAAGAATAATTACTATAGTATAAATTATTATTTAGAGTTATTTCTCCTAGCCATTTGGTAGATGAGCTGCTTCCTAAGTCTATCCATTGTCTTTTATTATCATAAAATATGTTATTACGTACTACAAAATTGTCAGTTTCTGCTGGAGTTCTTGCTAATCTTAAATCTCTTCCTCCTCTTGTAGAACACCAAGCTGTAGATTCTTGATTAGTTCCAAACGCCACAGTATTATGTTCAATGATAATATTTCCTGTGTTAGTTCCGGAATCAGCTACACTTTGGAACCACTCAAATAATTCTGGAGAATATAAACAAATATTATAACCATAATATTGATTAATCATAGTTTTGCCACTACCAGTATCCCACGACTGTGCAGTTATACAAGCATCCCAAGAATAAGAAATATTATTACCAGACACATTAATATTGTAACCACCAAGACCAAATTGAATCGCTCCACCGTATCTAACACCCCCGTTATGACCGCCCATATAACTAATATCGCAATTTCTTATAGTTATATCATGACTATTTGCTCCATTAAAACCCATTATACCACCATATTTTAATGATAAATCTTCAAATATTACATAGCTTTTACTTGTAAAATCAATTAATCCTTCAGGATTACTCGCAGCATAACTATAAGAAATTTCTACATCAGAATAATATGTTCCGGGATTACTTACAGAATACAACCTCACATAATAATCAGCACTATTCCAATAACAATCATTCTGATTCACTAATCCTTCTGTTGATGTTTTCATATCACACCAACTAGCACCATTATTAAAAATAATACTTCCTATATCCCATGATAAAGTTTTATTGTACATCCAAACATTACTTCCCATATCAATCCAATCAGATGAATTACTCGCATTCCAACTACCCAAAAATTCTGGTTTCTCTCCTGTTCCATAAGCACCATAAGTAACAAAACCACTGCTACTTCCACTAACAACATCTATATACGCATCAATAGAACACCTCCAAACTTCTCCACGAGCAAAATAAACATTATCACTAGCACTCAAACTTTTAGTATTCAAATCAACAATAGTTTTACAACTAAGAGCAGGTGTACTACAGTCATTACTATCATTTCCTCCACTTTGATTATAATAATAATCTGTTGCTGTAGCTAATGGAATCAGTAAAAATACTAAAATCAATATTATGTATTTCATCTTGTCCACCATCTATTATTTTCTCCAGTAATAATCCTTGAATTAGTAGCATTAATATTAATTGAACTTACATTTAAAAACACATTATCTGCCGTACTAAAATTACCAACATCTCCATAAATACTAAAAGCACCAGCGACACAACTACTCGTAATAATACAATAGTCCGATACATCTACACTCCAAGTTGTTGCTATATTATTAGGACAAGAACAAGAATCAGTAGTACCATTCATAGATGTTTCACTACCAATCACAATCATAAGAGCAGTATTGTTAATCGTTTGAAATGTCTGATTAATCCAACTATCACTCAAAGTAGTCTTACTAACTCTTACCTCATCAATACTACCATACATACTACCATAATCACAACCATTACCAATATAAGTAGAAGTGACAGGACCAGTTCTTAAAAGATAACTAGTAGTTCTATTATTCTTTCTTTCTCCATCTACATAAATAATAGAATCGTTAACAGCATCTCCAAAATCATAAGTACCAACAACATACTGCCAATTACCACTAAGAAGAACACCACTATCAACACAATACCTTGTAGTTCCACTCTGGTCTCTATAACACAATTTAATATTATTATTAGATATTATAGCATTATACGTACTCAGAAAATAATTATAACTACAACTATCTTGACTCTGAACAAAAAACATTTGATTAGCATTATTACTACTATTAATCCATGTTTCAACAGTAACCTTTCCTAAACTACTAAGATTCAAATCTTCATCAATAGGTAATGTAGTTTTTTCTGATGAATAAGAAGCACTACTATAATTAATAGATTCTGTAATAGCACCCTTAGAATTAATTGCTGGTCCATCATTAGTAACTGCTGAAACAGTATTACCTATACTTTCTGTAGCGTTTAAATTATTCATATGATAAACAGCAGTATAAGTCTGGTTAAAAACCTTTGTTCCATTACTCTCACTTTCTACACTATCATTTCCATAATAAACACTTATCTGATTCACTCCTTCAGATAAATTCATTAATACCCAAAAAGTAGCACTACTTGAAGTATAATTATCTAACTCATAAACTAACCCACTTCCAGTATTGTTACAAGTAGTATTAACAAATCTTATATCTTTAAAACTCTCATTCATAGAAGAAGCTTTTGATAACTTTACAAACTCAGGATAATTAACCAAATCACTACTACTAGTTATGTTTATGTTTTTACATTTAGAAAACGAATCATTCCACCAATTACTTTGTATTTTTGTTATATTAAAATCATCAATATAAACTCCACAATTAGCAACATCACTACAAATAGTATTAGTATCAGCATACATAACAAATAAGAAACTAATATTACCAGTAGCAGCATCACCAGTAAGATTTATCTTTAATAAACCAGTATCTTGACTACTAAAAGCCTGAGCCATACAACTTGTAGTACTTGTTCCATGACCACCATAACCATTATAAGTACTATAAGGACTTTGAGTAAAATAAACACCAGTACTCTGATTATCTATAATAGTCCAATTACCAGTATTATTGTAACGATAGTAAATAGCCATTCCATCATAATTAAGTTCATATTTCATTCTCATACTAAAACTAACAGAAAAAGCACTACCATCAAGAACAAAATCAGGAGTAGTAGTATTAGTATGTGAATGAGCACTATATTCTGGTGTAAACAAAGTAGTATTACTACTAGAATAATAACCACTAGCTACTTGTTTAAGATAACTACTATTCCTATTAACAGGACTACCAGCAGTACCACTACATATGTTTTTAGAAGTAAAAACAGTACTCCATTTACTCATATTGTTCTCAAAATCATTAAAATAAGGAACATTTTCACTCGTATTAATCAAGTTTTCGGATGTTGTAACTACAGCATATGCTCCAACACTAGTATTTTGACCATTCGTGGCTTGAGAATAAATATAAACAGAATAATTAGTACCAGGATTTAAACCAGTAATATTCTTACTCGTGCCTGTTTGTGTTGAAACAAAAGTAAGAGTAGAATTACTAGTAGAATTATACCAAACACTAGTATTACTAAAATAAGATTCTACAGGATTAGTCCATGTTATATAAATACTACTATTCGTTAAATTCGGAACTGATAAATTTGTAGGTGTTGAAAGATTACTATAAGCTCTTATTCCAAGTAAAGCATCATCATATATTCTATCTATGTTTTCAACAGTTAAATTCTGATTATATGTTTGAAATTCATCTATCCATCCTCTCAAATCCCTGTCAAGAGCTACTCTATTACCCATATAAAAATTTCCTCTTGTACCATTCCAAGTAGTTTGATTCACAAGTGTATACCCATCTGTATGATTATTAGAATAGTATCTTTCATAAGTATATATATTACCCGATGCATTATAAACAAGTGCAAACATTACCCAACCAAAATTATAACCAATACAAGTACTGTTTAAATCATAACAATTCTCACTTATCTGAGGAGTAGTGCCAGACCAACCTATGTTACCACTTCCAACGATGTATCCACCATCCCAGTAAACGGCCTTACCACTACTGTTAACAGTAAACCTATTAAATGTATAAGTGGATGCACTCGTTGTATCACTCCATATATAACCAACTCCTGTACTATCTTGAGATTTAACAAACCAAACAAAACTAACAGGTTTATCAGGAAGAACACCTTTACTATAATTAATATAAGAATTATAGTTATTAAAATAAGAAGCATTACCTATAACACCTGCATCATCGTATGTAACATTCTGTTGGTTATAAGCAGGAAACCCTCCATAAGAAGCATCACCATCAGAATCCATAGGAAGATAACCATACAAATAAGTTGTTCCAAAACCAATAGTTGTTTGAGACCCTTCATTATAAGTATCAACATCAGCCAATACAAAAGGTAAAACTAATAATACTAAGAATATTAAAAGAATTTTCTTCATCCTTTTATCCCTCACAAGCACTAACACTACCAATACTCGTATTACCACTCAAAAACAAACAACCAGTAACATTAACATCTACTGTATTTACTAGAGGAGTATTTACGCTTGTTGTTGCATTAAAACTACCAGTAACATTCACATTATTGAAACTAACATTCTCTCCAATACTAACCAAGTTACCATCACAATAAGTGGCAGTCTCGTTAATAGCAACAATAGCACCATGAGGACAAGCAGCATCCCAATTCAAAACCTGAGACTTATTAATAGTTCCATCACTATCAAGTTTCAAACTAACATTGGTAGCAAGACTTGATAAAGTATTAGTATGATTATTAGCAAGATTAAAAGCACTATACCAATTAGCACTCGTACCGTAATACCTAGTATTTATTAGTCCATCAGTTTCTCTAAAATAATCAATCCAACTACCACTACGATTATAAATATTCAAATAACCACCACTACCAAGATAAAAATCAGCACTCTGAGTAGTTCTGAAAGTCATACTCTTTTCACTATCTGGATTAAGACCAGCATAAATACTAGTATTACTTCCATTATTTCCCGTAAAATTAATTAAGGCATTTACACTAACATTTAAATCAGTAATCGTATATGTACTATCGTTAGTCCATCCCGCTGCACTATTTTGATAAGGAACACTACTCGTTGCTATCACACATTGAACACTTACCCCGCCAGTACTCGTAGATACATTCTGCACAACATAACCAACACCACAACCACTCGTATTTGTTCCTGCTTTCGCGTCCCAAATTGTTTTATTACCATCAAAACTGGACTGTAAGGAATTAAGCTTCGTCGCATTACTCGAAAGATTGTTTTGTATGTTATCCATCCTTGTTGAATTACTAGATAAATTATTCTTCACGTTCGTAATATTAGTAGCCAAACTAGAATCAGTATTCTGCAAAGCACTTACATTACTAGTTAAGTTTCCGTTTGTAGCATTAATTCTTCCATCTAACCTAGAAGCATTATTAACAAGTTGTGTATTAATCAAAGAATCATTACCACTCCTATAACTCGCTTCATTAGATAAATTCGTAACTACACTAGAAATAGTATTATTCTGAGCAGTATTCACAGAATCAACATAAGACTTCATACTAGAATTTTGAGAATCTACATAAGTCTTGTTTGTATATAAAACACCATTTTGTGTTGTAGTGTTATAACTTGATTTATCTGCTGTCCAATTACCAACAGCAGTTACAAGACCAGATTTTGTTTGAAATGTAGTATCACTATAAGATTTCATTGATGAATTTTGAGAATCAACATAAGTTTTATTAGTATATTTAATATCAGTATACGAATCATTAAATGAAATAGTACCAGAAGAAGTAATCGTACCTCCTAATATAGGATTTGAAGTAGAAACACTAGTTACTGTACCTACTCCCCCAACACTCACACATTGAACACCATTAGTTGTCGTATTTTGTACAACTGTTCCACTACCACAATTACCAGTTCCAGCTTTAGCATTCCAAATAGATGTATTACCAGTAAACATAGAATAAAGAGTATTCAAAAGCGTAGCATTACCACTTAAGTTTCCTTGCAGACTCGTAATATTTAAAGACAAAGCACTCATATTATTATTAAAATTAGTGAGTGTAACATAATTAACATTCAACCAAGTACTATTAATTAACAAAGTACATACCCCACTTGTACATCCACCTTGTAAACCACTATCACTTGCAGTTGTTATTCCAGCAATATCTCCAGTAGCAGTCACACTACTTATACCAGTTACTCTACCATTACTTACAATAACAATAGGAATAACTGTAGCACTTCCATAAGTACCACTTGTACTCGTTGTATTTATAGTCATATTAACACACTGAGCACTAGTATTAGTCAAATTCATCAAGACAAAACCATCACTACAAGTACCATTCGTAGCCCTATAACTTATATTCTGAGCAAGACTAGAATCAACATTTCTAAGACTCGTTACATTACTACTAAGATTAGCACTCACAGCACTTATATTATTAGCAAGACTTGTATCCATGTTTCTAAGACTTGTAACATTATTATTAAGATTAGTTATCGTTGAATAAGTAGAACTCAATGCACTTATATTACTATTTAAATTCGTTATTGTTGCATATATAGAACTAAGTGCTGATATATTATTATTAAGATTTATAATAGTTGCATAAACAACACTTAATGAAGAAATATTAGCATTTAAATTTGTAACAGTAGCATAATTACTAGGATTACTTCCAAGAGGATAATACAAAGCATCAGCTTGAGACTGATTCAACTTAGTTGACAAATTACTTCTAATATCAGTATCATTTTTTTGTCTATCAGTTCTTTCAATACCAATAGCAATCGTATCATTAGTATCAGTAAAATTAATAGTATAATCACATTGAATTTTTAAAGAAGAAGAATTATAAAAACAAGTTTTATTATTAGTCAAATTTTGAGTAAAATTATTAATACTATTATAATAACCAACAAGACTACTATCAATATCACTAACTCTAGCAATACTATTATCTATTCTATTAGCACTTATAGTCCCACTAGTAATATTACTACCACTAATATTACCAACAATATTAGACGCATAAACATTACCACTAAAATTACCAATACCACTATTACCACCAATAGTAGCAGTAACTCCCCCAGTACTATTAATAAATTTACTAGGGTCACCAGGAGTACCTAAAACAAACACACTACAAACAACTAACATAAATAAAATTATTAAACAATTCTTCATTTTACAATCCTCAAAAATGGTTTATGACACCTACTACAAATATTAATTTCAACTCTCTTTTTATTAATAATAAAATCAGGAGTCTTTTTACAACTAAATTTATGACCTTTAATTAAACAGACTATATTCATAATTGTCCTTGTCCTCCTAGTATATAAAAATTACCAGATTCATCAAGTTTTGCTATCTCAATAAGACCACTACTATCATAAAAACTAAGACCACCAGCAGGAATTATTACCTTATTAGGTTTAAAATCCTTACTACTACTTATAACTTCATCACCTTGAATTTCTAAACTAAGAGTATTAACTCTATACGAACCATCTTCTATATAACTAATAATATCATTATGGTCAGAACAATCAATAATATCACCATTTTCTCTACTAACTATAGGTGCACTCATTTAGATTCCTCATTAAATTTGTATTCTAAAAACAAAGCAGCATCATTACCACCAAAAGAAATATGTTTTTTAACTATCCAATCAATAAAATCATCAATATTATATTTAGAACTCTGTATTATTTTTTGAGCCTGAGGTGTTATAATAATTTCTATGTCTTTTTTTATAATAATATTATTCATACACTATATATATAATTACTCATATATAAATGTTTCTATTTAAACATATAAAAAAATAATAACATTATTCATATTTTACAAGACAATTACAATTAGCAGCACTTATGACTAAAAATAAACCAAACTCGAACGGCATACCACCACTACCATTAAGGTCGATATCAAAAGGAACTGTCTGATTAGTCATAGTACCACTACTCCATCTTTCAACTCCAGCAGTACTAGTACCATCATAGAGAGTAACAACACTATTATTAGTAACACCACTAATAATTACTCCATGAAGACTACCCGGACCACTCTTTAATAAAACACCAGCAGTAGTTCCTTTCTGAAAATAATCTTTAGACTGAGAACTAGGAGTACCATACTGACTTATACTAATAGAATCAGCATAAAAACTACAAGCACTACCAACACCCGCATTAACATTCATACCAAATGCCCTAAAATGTCTCGTTGCACTTATTCTAGCATCTGTTTGTTTTACCTGATGAATAAAAACACCATCAATATAAAACTCTATAATCTTATTAGTATAAAGTATTTCAAAAGTATGATAATAAGTATCTATGTTCCAATTAGTTACTTCACCATTAAAACTTCCGTTTGAAATTGTTACTTCTGAACCCGCTGTTCTATGACCAATTTTAAAAGTTGTCCCATCAAGTAAGAAAAAGAAACCATCAGTAAAAGTAAGATTATTACAAACACCAATATACCTTTTATTATTAACTTTCCCAGTATCACCATATCTCACAATAGCCCTAAAAGCATTCATACAAGCACCACGATACCTAGCAAAACCCTTAGTCTCAGCAATAATACTACTACCACTATCAGCAGTAACCGTTAAATCAAGAACACCATTAGTTATACCTGCACTAGCATTAGCACTTATTGTCGCTTCATAAAAATTAGAATCAGGAGTTCCACCATTAAAAATACCACCACAAAGACGATGAGGTTCAGCAACCATTAACTGGTCAACCATAGTACTACCAATCTTATCACCCCAACTATCAGTAATCATAGTAATCTGATTACCATTAGTTTGGTTTTCTTCTGTAGCAAGATGACTATCGTGAGTTCCTGAAGCGTCTTTATATGGATTCTCTTGATTTCCTATTTGCATAAATTATCCTCTTAAAATACATTATTTGAATTATTTATAATCATAGTTCTATGAAGAGCAGTACCAGTATTCATCAAACTATAAACCCAACCAACTGTCTCTCCCTTAGGATTACCATTAACATCTTCTTCACAATAACTAATAGTAAACAATTTATCACCAACAAGAGCAGTACTATCAGGATAAGTATTCGTACTAAATGGAGTCATATGATTACCAGCAACACAATAATAAAAAAATCTGTGAGTAGCGTTTTGTCTGCAATAAATCCTTCCAACATCAACATCAAAAGCACTACCAGTAGTAAAAGTCTCTTGAGCACCCTTATAAGCAATAGCACTCAACCAAGTATTACCACTAATATCATAACGGTCAAGAGTACTAGTAGCTCCGCCTCTAAAACTATAAATATACTTACCATTCAATAAATTAGTTTCATCAGCCCAAGTAGTATTATTCACAAGCCCCATCCAATTAAGACTCATACCCGTACTTGTTACTCCACTTCTTGCAGCCACAGGAGACAATGTACTCCAAGCTGTACCAGTAAAACTATAACGATAAAGAGCAACCGCAGCACTTCCTGCCAAGTATAAATAATCATCATTAGCTTCAACAACATAAACACTAGTCTCATCCGGTGTACTAGTCCAAGTAGCCACAGTTAAAGCAGTCGTTGAATTATCAGTAATTGTTCTCACTTGACCAATACCAGTACCAGCAACTATCCTAACCTGATAATTTATTAAAGAATCAGCCGTCCAAGTTTTACCAGAATCAGTCAAACTTGTTGAACTCGTGCTTGTAGCCATCCCCATACTATAAGCACCATATATTCTATAAACACTCGTAGCATCAGGATTAACACTCCAAGCATCAACAGTAAAAGTATTACTCGTATTACTCAAAATTTTTCTTATCTGCCCAATACCAGTCCCACTAACAATATACAACCAATTATTTTTATATTTATTGCTAAAAACATTTAGAGCACTATCAACAAGAGTATTATTTGTAGCACTCGTAGCAGTACTTCTTATATTAAAAACATTATTAACATAACTCGGAGTAGAAGTTAACTTAGCATCAGTACCAAGACTAACAGGAGAAGCACCCACATTAGTAACAACTCCTGTTAAAGGGTCAAGACTTTTAAAACTCCCACTAGCAGTACTTGCAGCACACAAAATAAAATATCTTCCAGTACTCACAGCAAAAGTTTCATTAGTCACAGCATTATCAAGAGCAGGACTAAAATTAATCGTTGAAGTTGCAGAACTAGGATTAACACTAACACTTACTACTTTTACTTCTTGTCCAATATTAGTTCCAGTTAAAAATCTTACTGTTTCACCAATACACAAATCACTAATAGCAGTAGTTAATGTAAGAGAACTTGTTGTTCCACCAGTAGCCGTCAATGTATTACTCCAAGGATACCAAGTACCACAACTACCAGCACCAAAAGTACCAACCATAGCCATACTAGGAACTTGCATCCAAGCATCTTCATTAACAGCATAAAGCCAATGAACAGTAGCACTCGTAACAAACAAAGCAGTTCTCTTAACACCAAGACAATCTTTAACAATAAAACTACCAGCAACACTAGCTCCAGGTGATGGAGTCATCATCTGCCATTCTTTACGATTCAAAATTTGTTTATTATTATTTGTTACCATTTCATTTCCTCATCCAACATTATCAACATTACCAGACTGAGCACTAATATTTTGAACATCACTAACAATATCACTAGCAGTCAAACCACCTATAAGAGTAATATTGCCAAGAGTAGTCATATTAGGAGTATTAAGATTAGTAACACGCAAATCAGCAGCTATACCTTTCGCGGATGCTATAGTTGCAAGATAATTATTCATATCACGCAAACTATTTAATAACTCATTCATAGTTTCCTGATTAGATTTAATCAAATTCAATAAATCATGAGTAGTAATCTGATTAGAAGATGTGGCAGCGCCAATAGGCAAAGGTTGACTATTCTGAGATACAACCAACGCATTATCTACACCATCTGATTTTATAACTGCTCTAGTATCATCTGTTGCATTCTTAAGCTCAACAGCACCTATTTCTATATCACCAGAAAGTAAATTAGTATCTATACTACCATCTTCATTAACTTTTAACTGTCTAGAAGGATTATACCTATCAGATATCTGTTGCCCCATATTAATTAACACTCTCTTTTTGAATATCTTCATTAACAAGTTCAACTGGTTGCTCTATAATAGAAATAATATTATCTTGTTTTTTAACAGGAACAAACTCAGCAATACTCACACTATCATTAGGAATATTAAACTCTAATCTAATATAGCCATAAAACAATTTATCACTAAAAAACTGCTGAACATTACCAATACTAGACTTTAAAACAGTCGTTTTAACAATTATACTATCTATAATATAATGAAAATCAAAATAACCAACATCTTCAAAAACATAAACACGCCTATTCTCAGCCAATCTTTTAAAATCATCAAATTTAATATTTATAACAACCATAAACAATCACTTATTATGTTTTACTTTTTTAGTTTTTCCCTTTATCTTAACTGGTGTATTACCAGATGTTTTTTTAAAAGCACCATGCATATGACCAAAAGCAAGCCATTTCTGATAATCAGCCTTACTCTTAAAATTCATAGATTTCTTTAACTGTTCACAAGATTCTTCCTTAGACATAGAATCATTACCAGCAAATTCCTCTAAGTCAAAATTAACCATAAACACACCTCTAAATTATCTTTTAAATAATTTAATAAACCAATAACTAAAACTAAATTTATCAACCTTTATTTTAGATTTAATCTTTTCTTTACTTTTTTTCATTTCTATTCTTCTCCTTATTCATCTCAAACAAAACATCATCACCAAAACCTTTATCTTTAGCAATATTCACTATTCTTTTTTTGTTTGATTTCTCTAAATTAATAGATTCATCAAGAGCAGTTAAATACTTCTCCATCGAATTCTTATGATTATAAATCTCAACCATATCCTTAGCATAATTAACCACTTTATTATAAAATTCTTTATCATTAATAAGTTTTTCTATTAATTTTCTAGCCTCGATAACATCGTAAGGGTCAACTTTAGTAAAAGGATAACACACATTAATACTCTGAGTTCTATTACTACCAACAACCGCAACTCCCATAGCAGCACAATCAACTATAGCTCTATTATAACTGTGAAAAGTGAAAGGGTCATAAACAACAAGACTCTCTCTCATCTGATTACAAAAATCGAAATAATTAGTACCTTCAAAAACATAATCAAAAAGAGTAGTAGTCAAATAAGACCTATTATCCAAATTCTTATCAAAGCCAATCAACTGAGTAGTTAAACCATGATTCCTAACAACAAAATGTGGAATATAACTAAACTTATCATAACGTCTCCAAATCGTACTAATAATGTTCTTCTTAGGAATCTCACTTAAACTTTTAAGTCTCTTCACATCAGCAGGATGAGGAATAATATAAACTCTTCTATTTAACAACTCCGTCAAAGCACTAACCTGATAATATTCAGTACCGAAAACCATATCAGCAACATTAACCTCTCTTGCTAAAGTACTTGGATTAGGAAAACTAGCACCCCAAGACTCAGTAGTATAATCATTATTACTAACGAGTTTAGTATTACTATCTTTACCTATACTATCTCTAATATCAGCTAATAAATGAATGTCCTGAGCACTTAAATTAACCTGAACAATATCATACTTACTATAATCAATTACATCTCTATTATATTTCAAATCCCCATTAAAAACATTAACCCACTGATACAAACCAGTTCTAGCAAGTTCTTCATCTAACAAATTAGTATGAATAAAATTAGTAACCAATAAAAATTTAACATCTTTAATTGATTTACCAAATATCTTCATACTTAATTCTTCTATTCGTTCATCTTGTGTCTTCTCATCTACTATTTCTTCACTCATCATACTCACCTAAATATATATTTAATTAACTCTTTCTACATAACCACAAATAACAATTTTGACATCATTACCAGAAGCACTAGCATAAATACCTCTAACAGCACCAGTACTACTAACACAATCTAAAACATAAGGCATTTCAAAACCATAATCAGGATTACTATTAGCAGGAAAAGTCATACTAAAATCTTTAAAATGACCACCTTGACCACTTATTCTAATAGTTCTAGCAGTTGTACTAGTACTACCTTTAATATCAGTTATCCTAATTTTTTTTACTTTTCCAGAACTACTAGTCCCTAAACTAGGAACTATATATTGAGCAGAAGTATCTAATGTTGTAGCATATTGAAAACCTGCAACTTCGTTTCGACCAAAATTCATATAAATCACTCCTCCAAACAAGCCAAATATAATGACTCTAAATATCTTTCTTTACTATTTTCATGATTATAATACTCACATTTTTCTAATGCAGTATCTATAACTAATTTTTTAAAATTTTCATCTGTTAATAATTTATGAATCAAATCTCTAGCAGTCTTAACATCATAAGGGTCAACACAAGTATAAGGATAACAAATAACTCCACTTTGTGTTCTATTACTTACAACTACAGGAACACCCATAGCAGCAGTATCTACTGTTGTTCTACTATAACTGTGAAAAGTGAAAGGGTCATAAACAACTTCACTTTCCCTAAGTTGCTCGCAAAACGTGTTATAATCAGTACTTGATATAACATAATCATAATTTGTTATAGTAACATAATTCTTATGGTCTTTCTCTGAATCATATCCTAATAACTGTGTAATTAATCCTTGATTATTAACAACTAAACTTGGTATATAACTAAAATTATCATACCTTCTCCAAATAGTGCTAATAATTGATTTCTTACTAATAATAGGTAATGATTTTAATCTTTTAATATCTGTAGGATGAGGAATAACATAACATTGTCGTTGAGCAAGTTCACATAAAGCAGTCGTTTGATAATATTCAGTACCAAAAATCATATCAGCAAAATTTATTTCTCTTCTTAATGAAGGAATATAATCAAACGAATTAGCCCACATTTCAGTAGTATAATCGTTATTTAATACTATTTTTGTATGTTTATTATCTCCAAGTAATTTTCTTACTTCACCAACAAGATGTATATCTTGTCCCGACATGTTTATTTGAATAATATCATACTTATTAAAATCATCAACTTCTTTAAATCTTTTAACTTCCCCATTAAAAACATTTAACCATTGATATAAACCAGTTCTAATATTATCCTCATCTAATAATACTTGCAACACATAATTAGTAACTAAAAGATATTTAATATCTTTACTACTCTTATGAAATAATGATTGTGAAAACCTTTCTATCTTTTCATTAACTGTCTCTTCCAAAACTCACTCACCTAATACATACTATATCATTATAAGTATTTAAACTTTTCTAAAAAAAGTAAGGGGAAAAAAATCCCCTCAAAAAAAAAATTAAATATTCTACTTATTTCTGCATTTCTGACATATATCTAACAGATACTTTCTTTCCACCAGCAGTTGTTGCAAGTGTAAGTGTCTGATAAGGTATACTAACAGAAGGCAAAGTCGTAGCTACTACTCCAAGATAACTAACTCCAAGTAAATCAGCACTTGATGCAATCTGATAAGGTAATCCAATTGTTACTGGATTATATCCTATTCCAACACTTGTTGATTTTGGAACTGGAAGTGCAGGATAAGGTTTAAAAGATATTATCTTAGCAAACGCATTGTTAGAATATGTTTTTCCTGCTGCTGTAGCAGCAACATGAACATCTTCTTGTACAATTTCTCCATTAGCTTTATATCCTCTAATTCTTATAGAATTTGCTCCACCAGCAGTACCAGCAACATTAGCATTAACCACAACCTTCATAGGGTAAGGTATCTGAACTAAAAGATTTGCATTAGTTTTAGCTGCTGTTCCTGTTCTAGTATTCCATCCTGATACAAGGGCTCCTGTAGCTATAACACTTGTAGAAGCTATAACAAATTCTACAGGCATTTTACCAGCAACAGTAAGTTTTTTTACTTTAGCTTTACCAGCTCTAAATCCGTAATTTGACATCGTAATCTTCCTCCAAATTTATTTTACATACTATATTTCTATAATACAAAACAAAGAGAGATATTCTCTCTCTTTATTGCATAAAATAAAAATAGTTAAAAAAAACTATTTAAGCGTCTGCAAAGACACCTATTACTATAGCTTTTTCGTTTATTCTTGTCATTCTGTACCATGCATCTAAAAGAACTTTATGAGTTCTCTCATCATCCCATGTTACAACTTTAACTTTAGCTTTTTCTTTCCAAACAATTCCAGCAGCCGCACTAGGGTCAATCATATAAGCATAGTGAACAGCAACACTCTGTGTTTTAGCTGTTACAAGTGTTGAAACTTCTATCTTCACTCCAACATACTCTTCTATTGTTCCCTGTCTAACAACACTAGATGCACCAAACTCAGCAGCATTTGTGAACTGACTTGATTTTAAAAGTTGTTTAAACTGATTTGGATGCAAGAAAAGAACTGCATCTCCAGGTTTTTTAGCAAAGTCTTTTGACTGAAGAATTATTTTCATATCAACAATCTTGTCTACATCAACAACATCGCCAGCTGAAAGGTTACTTGTTATAGCTGCATTGTCTGCAACTGTACTTCCACCAAATACTGAACCTGCATTACTTGTTCCTATTGTTGCTCCTTCAAGACATGCATTTGCATCTGTTTCAAGTGTATTAAGATACTGTCTTACAAGCTGCTCGTGAGCCATTTTAACAATACTTACTCTTGTTGCACTTGCTGTTTCAAATGATATACTACATCCGCCAAGTTTAACATCGGCACTTGTTAAGCTTACTGTAAGGTTATCAGCAGAGTCGAATTTTGTCATTACTCTATTAATACCTTCTTTGTTAGCTGTTCTTCCACCCATAAGATTTATGTCTCCTATTTTTGGAAGTACTATTGTTACATCGTTGTTATTCATTAAGTCGTTAAACTCAAGGAAATATTTTGAAAGTACTCTATCTGGTTGTGCATCGAAAATTATCTTATCACTCCATGTACTACCCATTATACTTCCTATTCCGCCTGTCTGGGAACCCCATGAAGAACTTCCTACCATGGTTACTCCAGCTTCTAATTGTTCTGGTGTTTTAAAATCCATTTAAATCTCCTCCATTAATTAAAACTTTTTAGCACTTCTTATGCCATTAATACTTTGTTCTTTTGTTAAATCTCCACATATCTTTTTAAAGAAATCTTCCGTACTAGGTTTTGCAGACTTAACCGAATGTGCTACTGCATCACTTGTTTTCTTCTCTACTTTAGATTCTTCAAGTTTTTCAGCCTGAGTAGAAATAGTAACTGCTGGAGATTCTTTTATAGAATCACTAAGTTTTTCTATCGCAGCATCTACTATCTTCTCAAATTCAGAAAGAGACTCTTCACTCTTTTCTGAAAGCTCTTCAGCAGACTTACTCTGACCAAGAACCTTAAATTTAGCACTTAATTTCTCAAGTCTTTCATTCTTAGCTTTTAAAGCTAACTGTTCCTCTATTTCTTTATATTTATGTAGCTCAGAAGTTAATTTTTCAACTTCAGATTTAAGAACAACGATTTCATTAGATAAACTTTCTTTATCTTTATTTAAACTTTCCACATTAAAAGATAATTGCTCTTTAGCTAAAGAAAGTTCTTTATTATTAGAATAAAGATTAACTAATTCTTCTCTTACTTCTTGAATAAGACCAAGTTCTTCTTTAGTTGCTTCTATCTTTTCTTGAACATTTTCTTTAGAAAGTTCTTCTTTTATCTCAACTTTTTCCTCAGATTTACTTTCCAATTTTTCTTCAACTTTAACTTCTTCAGTACTAAGTTTTTCTTCTGCAACATGTTCTATAACAGTTTCAACAGAAACAACTTCTGTCTGAGAAAGATTTTCTTCTTGAACATCTTCAACTTTAGTATTTACATTCTCATCCATCTTAAATCCTCCAAAAAATATTAACTTTTTAAATTTCCTAACCAATCATCTATTATACAATTCATATAATCAACAGAATGCATTTCTTTACCACTAGATAATCTTTTTTTCAAAATACTATTAGCAGCCATCATAGAGCGTTTTTCGTTACCATTAGTACTTTTATATACCGAATTAAACACATGCATCCATTGTCTCTGAACAAGAGATGAATATTTTTTTACATAGTTAGGAATTTCATTAGTACTTGAATAAGGCATATTAATCATCTACTTCAATAAAATTATTTGGTTCAGCACCTTTCATAACTAAAGATAATTCTTTAAATATCAAATCTTTAGCAACTAAACCTTGTTCTTTAGTATAAGCATTACTTGAAAAAATAGTAGCACTAACATCAGTTATTATACCATCTATAACATTTCTAGCAAAAGTTTCATCATTTATATGACCATACCATCTAATACCATTAATAGAATCATCATATTCTATACTATCAACCATACCTATTATTTTACCAGCTTTATTATCTTCATGGTCTAACATCAATGGAAATTTACTATTAATAATATTATCTATAGATTTTTTCATTTCTTCTTTAGAATAAAATTTTAGTTGAGGTCTACCTTCAGTTAAAAAAACTCCTCTAACCTTCAAAGGTAAAGAGAAATTAGTTTTAGATAATTGTTCTGCACTTTCTATAGGACAACTCAGTTTTTCAGAAGAGTTATCTTTATTAATAGAAGAATAATAATCATTAAGAATCTGCAACCTACTAAGTCTTTCTAAACTAGTATATTTATAACTAATAAGAGTCTTATATGCGTCAATTCTTTTTATAAGTTTTTCAACATCTTTCATTTTTCATCTAATATATCAAATCTTTTATGAGGAATACTATTCATAATTTTTTTATGTAAATCAATAATATTCACTTTAGTAAGATTCTTTATTCCTCCTCTAGCATAAAAATTATGCAATAACGTATGCATAAGTATTTTATCATTATATGATAGTTTGTCTACATCAATATCTTTCGATATGAAGAGATTACCCGAAGTCGAAACCTCAGGTAATCTCTGCGTAGGTGAGACACGACTCATGCATGAATCAATATGAGTAAGTAATTCTAAATATCTTTTTTCATTCATAATAAACACTTATTCTGTAAAGGGACTAACTTCTGAAGTTTTATCTATTTTTTGTTTCTTCTTAACACCTGATTGAGAGCCTTTAGCTTTACCAGGACTCTCTGGATGCCAAGTATCCATATCTGACTTTTTTATTTCTTCAGTTACAGAAGTACCAAGTTCAACCTTTTTTCCTTCATCATCAGCATCTAGCCCAATCATCATTCTAGCTTCATCTCTATTTATTATTCCAGAACTAAATAAATCAATAGCAGATTTAGCATTTACATCAGCATCTTCAGCTACATCTGGAAAATCTAGGATAGGAGCTTCAAAATTAGCTAAATTTCCATATTCCTTAAATATCTTATTAAAATATTCAGCCATATATCTTTGATTACTTCTAATAACACTATAAAAATGTCTTTGTAATACTATTCCTTCAGCCCTATTGCCTCCCCCACTCTCTCCAAGCAACATGGCTCTAGGAACACCAAATGTAGCAACAACTGCATTTAGAAAATAATCAGCATATTCAGTAAAATTCTGAGCACCAGGAGCAAGTATACTAAGAGTCATTCCTTCAGGAATAAAAACTTGGTCTCTACCACTTATTTTACCAAGTATTTGCCCCCATTGTGCAATTTGAGCAGGAGATTTACTATTAGCAGTACCAACTATTATAGGATTAGCAATTTTAACAGCACTTTGAGCAGCCGCATATTCCATATTCATAAGCCTAACAATAGTGCTATATCCTGCCTGTAAACTACTTATACCGGTAAATTCATCACCAAGAGTATTAAATCTCAAATGTTCAACAACATCTATAGGAACATCTTTAGTTTCTTCTGTTCCTTTATCATTGGTATATATTTGCTCATATGATTTAGGATTACCTTTCTCATCTACTAATATTTTATTAGTAGTTAAATTCTTTTTAAATCTTAAAGTTAAAGGATGAACATGTTTTAATCTCATTATTTTATTTTTAGATTTATTATAAATTTTTTCATTAAAACCATCTCCAGCAATATCAGTATTTACACTTAATTGCCAGAATAAATTAATACCGCCACTATTCTCAATTAGTTCAGAGCAAAGTTTTCTTCCTTTTTCATCTCCACTTATTATTCTATATCCTCTAGAAATAAGAGTATCAGCTCTAACATTAACTGCTCTATTAACAAATTGATTAGTTAAATATAATATGAATAAATCTCTAACAGATTTTTTTACTTTTTCTAAATCACTACCAGTATCAGGGTCAGCAGAAGAAAGAGCAATATCACTAGGATTAGTCAAACCACTAAGAATCATAGCAGACTCTTTATAATTAGCACTAGATTTAGCGGCCAGTATTTCTTTTGCTACCTGTTCTACTTCACTATCTATAGGTGCATCTAATTTTTCTTCAGAAGTATCAATATTTTCACTCATATGCATACACTTTTATTTAATTTCATATATAAGATGTGGTAACTAGTATATACTTACCTACACAACTACTATATACAACTACTGGTATTTAAATCTTTCTATTTTTAAAAAGATATATAAACACAAGTTACTGAGAAAAACGAAACATTTATATAGTTGTAGTTACATATATATCATTATGAATGGATACATAATAACATATAAACCTTTAGATATTAATTCAAAAGTAAACTTTCACCACATATTGTTTGGTAGATTACTAACGAGAATATATAAAGGAGAAAAAAGAATAGTATATGTAAAAGGAATTCTTCACGATTTTCAATTCAAAAGACTCGAAAATTCAAAGATATATGTAACAACAATAGAAAATATAAATATAGAAGAATTAAAAATATTCGCAAGAATAAACATAGAAGAAACTAATGATATTTATGATGATTTAAAAACGGGAGAACAATATTGGAAAGATGTTGCTTCTAAAAAAGGAAAAGAGATATATTATGGAAAAAGACAAAAATACAATGAGAGTAGTGCAACTGGGTCTCCAATCAAGAATTCTACAAGCATTGAAGGAACCAGGATTTTCACCGAATAAATTAGAAGAAATATTTAAAACTGAAGGCATAGACTGTTCAGCACATTCTATTAGAAAATTCGTTAAAAAATCTAAAGATGCACAAAGAGAATTAATAGCTTCAGATTTAAAACAAGCTAATGAAATAGTTAAAATAACTATGGATTATGGAAAAGCTCTTAAAGAAATTTTAAAAGAAGTAGAAGAAGTTAAAAATGAAGCCAAATCAGAAAAAGACTATCAAATATATGATAAATTAGTAGGAAGAATACTTCAAGGAATAGAACTAATAGCTAAACTTACGGGAGATATTAAACCAAAAGGAAGTACAGATATTAAAATAATATATAACGAAATATCTAGAGATATAGAAAGTGAAATGAAAGATGTTAAAAAAACAATGTTTTCAAGCGAACCTATAGATATTGACTATATTATAATAGAAGAAGATAATAAAGAAAAAGAAAGATTACAGAAAAAAACTAATTAACTGGTGAGTTCATGATTTATGATTGGGTAAAAGAATTAGTAAGTAATTATAGTTTTATAGAAAAAGCAACAATAGAAAAAAGTTACCTATTTTTGTATTATAAAAAAGAAGAAGTATTATTTTATAAAAAGATAAGCATAAGAGCTAATAGAGACCAATTAATAAAATTAATAAACAAAATAAAAATAGATATAAACTATGAAGACATAAAAAAAGAAAGAGACATAAAAATAAAAGAATCTATTAAAAAAGATAGAGATAAACCTCTAATATTTGCTAATTAAATAGGTGAAAAGACAAAATGGAAGATATTCATATTGAATTAGATTGTAAAAATTTTTCTAAAGAAATTATAGATAAGGTTAAAAACAGCATTGAAGATTTAGAAATAAATTTTGTACCAAAAGGGACAATAATAATTACTCCAGAACAAGAAATTGCAAAAGATATAAAAGTATTCTATAAAGGAAAAGAAATAAGAAATTGTGTAGAACTCCATATATATCCTGGAGAAATAAAATTTAGGTGAGATTAATGGGAAAAGATACTAAAATAGTACATGTAGCAGTAGTAGATGGAGAACCAGAAATGATAAGAAAACTCGCAGAACATCTTCGAGTATTAAAAGAATCTAATGATTTAGATATAGAGTTCATAATTACTAATGATAAAGTAGAAGTTAGAGATGTAAAATATTTATTAGAAGAACTCATAAAAGTATATAAAAAAGAATAGGTGTTTTTTATGAAGCGTAGAATAGGATTTCTTAGTTATTGGGGTTTTGGTAGAGGAATGAGTTATGTAACTCTTAATTATGCCAAGATGCTTATTCCTGATTATGATGTGTTTATATTAAAACAGGGTCTTAATAGTATTAGTGAAGAATTTAAAATAGACGTAAATGTTACTGAATACTCTAATTATTTAGTAGACCCAAAAATGTTTGAACAATGGTTAGTAATTAATAGATTAGATGCCATAGTTTTTAATGAATATAATCAATGGATTACAGACCCTAATAATCTTATTCAAATAGCCAAAAAACATGGAGTAAAAACTTATGGTTATCTTGTTATGGAGAGATTTGAAGATATAAATAAATATGCTGAATATGATAGAATCATTTCACCAACGAACACATTTAAGCAATTCTTAAGAAGTGAATCTTATTTTAAATCTAGATATGTTCCTGTTAGTGTAGATTTTAACGAATTCCCAGAAAAGAAAAAAGAGAAAAATGAATATTTTACTTTCTTTCATCCAGCAGGATATGGAGGAGTAATGGATAGGAAAAATACTGATAATGTAGTAAATGCTTTCAAACAACTATTAAGTGAAAACCCTTCTAAAAAAATGAAATTAATATTATCAAGTCAGAAAGACTTAAAATATGAAAAAGATGATAATATAGAAATTATAACTAAAGATTTGAATAGAAAAGAATTAATAGATTTATATTATAAAGCAGATGTTGTCCTTTTACCAAGTAAATGGGAAACAGTAGGATTGCCTATTCAAGAAGCACTTGCAAGTGGTACACCAGTAATAACTACTGATATGCCTCCTATGAAAGAATTTGTAAAAGAAGGATTAAATGGATTTCTCTGTAAACCAAGAGAAGTAATTTATCCTAATATAATGATAAAAGTTGCAGAAGTAGATACTTCTACTCTTAAAATAAAAATGGAAGCAAGTATGAATGAAATGCTATTAGAAGTATTAACTAGAAATTCTAGAAAAATTGCTTTTGATAAATATAATAACGAAAAAAATAGACATTATTTTATTGATATGTTAAAAGAAGACTTAGGTGAAGACAAATGAGAGAACAAAAAATAGCCATGGTTACTGGTGTAAATGGAATGGATGGTTCTATAATATCAGATAAATTATTATCTAAAGGATATAAAGTTATAGGAATAGACAGATGGTGCCCAACTGGAATATCTCCTAATTTAAAAGAAACTATAAAAAATAAAGATTTTATAATAGAATCTGGTGATATTTGTGAAAGAGATTTTATAAGTAGATTAATAAAAAAATATGAACCAGATTACTTTTATAACTTAGCAGCAATAAGTCTAGTACCAGAATCCTTTAAAATACCTCTTACAATTTTTGAAACTAATACTATGTCAGTAATTAATATGCTAGAATGTATAAGAGAATATAGTCCTAATACTAGATTCTATCAAGCTAGTACAAGTGAACAAATAGGAGATAATACTGACTTCCCACAAAATACTGATAGTATGATGTTACCTAATAGTCCTTATGCAATAAGTAAACTTGCTAGTTATCATATGGTTAGAATGTATCGTAATAGTTTCGGTTTATTTGCTTGTAATGGTATGCTTTGGAATCATGAAGGTATTCGTAGAGGCCCTACATTTGTAACAAGAAAAATAACTACAAGTGTATCAAATCAAATAAAAAAGAAAAATGTTCAACCCATTCAAATTGGTAATTTAGATACACATAGAGATTGGGGCAATGCAGACGAATATTGTAATGCGATGATATTAATAATGGAAAGTGATAAACCAGATGATTATGCAGTTAATACGGGGGAATCACATACTATAAGAGAATTTATTGAAGAAACATATAAATATGTAAACATTAAAATAATATGGAAAGGAATAGGAATGGAAGAGAAAGGTTATGATGAAAATAACAATTTATTAGTTGAAGTAAATCCTTATTATTATAGAAATACAGATGTTTTATATCTTCATGGAGATTACTCTAAAATTAAAAATGCTCTTGGTTGGGAACCTAAAACAAAATTTAAAGAACTGGTTCAAATAATGATGAGGCATGATTTAGATGAATAAACCAGAAGGATTTAAATTAAGTCTTGTAAAAGACCAATATTTTGTCATATTTAATCCTGAAGATATTATTCAAAGTTTTTGGATAAACGAAGATTATTATGAACAAGACATGCTAGAATTTATAGAAAAAAATTATAAAGGACACATATTTATTGATTGTGGTGCTTCTGTTGGTAATCATTCATTGTTTTTTAGTAAAATAGCCGATAAAGTAATAAGTTTTGAACCTAGTCAAGAACCTTACTTTTATTTTAATTTGAACAAATATATAAATAAAATAGAAAATATAGATACTTATAATTTATGTTTAGGAGATGAAATTAAATTTGTTGATTTATATGTTGATAATCTTAGTTGTGGAGGAGCATCTTTAAAAAAGATAAACAATGAACCAACTTTAAAAAAAATAGAAAAAATATTTATGACTAAATTAGATGAATTTAATTTGTCTAATGTGATTCTTATTAAAATAGATGTTGAAGGTTCTGAATTAAAAGTATTGAAAGGTGCTATTGAAACTATAAAAAATAATAAACCTGATTTGTTTATAGAATGTGCCACAGAAGAAGATTTTAATGAAATATTTAATTATATTATTAGTTTAGATTTGGGATATGAAGTATATCAAAAAGTTTTTAATAATACACCAACATTTTTATTTAGTACTGATATTAAGAGGTTAAAAGAATGATACGCATAGGTGATTTTAGAGTAACAGATAAACAAAGAGAAATAGTTAATCAAATACTTGATTCTGGTAGACTTACAGAGGGTCCTTGGGTTGAAAAGCTTGAGAGAAAAATGGAAGAATTCTTAGGAGTAAAACACGCAATACTTACTACTAATGGTACAGTTTCATTGCAATTAATTAGTCATTTATATGAACCAGGTTTAACAGTTTGTGTTCCAGCTATGACTTTTCCTGCTACTATAAATGCTTTCTTAGCTACTGGTAAAAATGTTGTGCTTTGTGATATAGGTGAAGATTTACAAATAGATATAGATAAATTAACAGATAAGCAAAAGAAAGAAATAGATATTATAGTTCCAGTTCATCTTATGGGTTATACTGCTAATATGAAAAAAATTATGGAAGAAGCAGAAAAATATAACTGGACAGTCATAGAAGATACGGCTGAGGCTTTTGGAGCGAAAATAGATGATAAATATGCTGGTACTATTGGAGATTTTGGTAGTTATAGTTTTTATGTTAGTCATAATATAGGATGTGGAGAATTGGGAATGGTGGTTACTAATAATGATTATCACGCAATGCTTTTAAGAAGTATTAAAAATCATGGAAGAGTAGGAGATTCATTAAAATTCTTACATAGTTATATTGGAAGTAATTATAAGACAACTGAATTTATGGCAGGTATTTGTTATGCTAATATGGAGAACGTAAAAGAAATTTTAGATACTAGAATACAAAATTGTGAATATTTTTTTGAAAATACCACTAATGAAAACATAGAACCATTTAATATAAAACAAGATATTAGTCCATTAGGATACGCTTTTAAATGTAATAGTGAAGCCTATAAAAATTATGTTTGTGCTCATTTAAAAGATGCTGGAATAGAAACTAGAGATATATTTCCCTGTCTAGCTAATCAAGAAGCCTTTAAGCACATGTTTAAATCAAAAGATTATCCAATAGCAGATGAACTTGAAAAAAGAATATTTTATATAGGATGTCATCAATACTTAACAGAAGAAGAAAAGAAATTAATAGTAGAAACATTAAATAGTTTATAGGTGTAAAAAATGAATATTTTATATTTTGGAGGAGAATCAGCGAATTGGGTAATAAACTTGTGTAATGAATTTTGTAAACAAGGTCATAAAGTTACTTGTGTAGTTCAACAATTAGATGAATACGATAAAAACAATCCTGTTAAAGAACATGAAAATCTTACTAGAATAAATGTAGATTATTCTACTATGTTTAGTCCAGAAAAGATGCTTCAAAAAATATTGTTATTAAATAAAACTTTTGATATAGTCTACGGAAGTCATACACCAGTTAGTCCTACAGTTTATCATATTGCTAGAACTCTTAGTTTACCTTGGGGTATAATGATACTTGATATTCCTACTAATCAAATTAATGAAGAAAGAGGAAGAGCTTTACAATGGCAATATTGGTTTGATGTAATGAAGTATGCTAATAGTATAACTTTTAATACATATGTCGCAAGAGATGAATATTATAATTTTACTCATCAATGGTTTCCAAATGAGAACGTTATTACATATGCTGTAAGTGTTCCAGATAAATTTGTAAAAAGTGGAGTAAATATAAAAGGAGATTATGTAGTTAGTGCATTTCGATTAACTACTCAGAAAAATGCGAATCTTATAACTAGAGCTTTAGCTAAAATAGATTTACCTATTAAACAAATAGTGATAGGAAGAGATAATGGAGATTTAAAAACTATAAAAGATATGGCAGAAAAAAATAATGTTGAAGTTATTCATTATGAAATGGTCTCAGAAGAAGAAAAATATGAATTAATTAAAAACAGTCTTTGTCTTGTGTATCCTCAGAAATCTGCTTATATAGGAGGTTTAAGTCCTTGGGAAAGTATGATAATAGGAAAGCCAACTATAGTTAGTGATTACAAAGTATTACGAGACTTGTTTGGAGATGAAATAATCTATGTAGATAGTGAAGATTCTGAAGAATTGGCTAAAGAAATAACTTATTTATATGGAAGAAAACAAATTAATTTATTTTTAGAACATCAAAGTGATAAAGCTTTGAGAGAAGCTTCTTTTGAAAAAATGTCTAGTAAATTATTAGAAGTATTTGAAAAAAACGTACAAGGTAAATAATAATGAGTAAAATTAATTTAAAAAGAAGCATAACAAAAGGTATAACTTGGGAATTATTAGGTTTGATAGTTTTATATTTTTTGACTAAATCATTTAAAGTAAGTATAATATATGTTATTATTAGAATAATAATGTTCCCATTACATGAAATTTTGTGGAAAAAAACTAGTTGGGGTAAGATAAAATGAAAACAATCATAACAAGTGGATATTTTAATCCTTTACATACTGGGCATATAAGTTATCTTAACGAAGCTAAGAAACTTGGTGATAGATTAATTGTAATAGTTAATAATGACGAGCAAGTTAAACTAAAAGGTAGTAAACCTTTTATGGAAGAACAAGATAGATTAAATATAATAGAAAATCTTAAAAGTGTTGATATTGCTATAGTTAGTAAAAGCGAAGATAAAAGTGTTTGTGAAGACCTTAGAAGAATAAGATTATTCTTTCCTTTTGATGAACTTATTTTTGCTAAAGGCGGAGATAGAACTATAGATAATATACCAGAAGTTGATACATGCAAAGATAATAACATACAAATGATTTTTGGAGTAGGATGTGAAAAAACTACTAGTAGTAGTGATATATTAAAAAAGGTGAATCAATGAAGCATTTCTTAGTACTTGGAGCATTTGAAGATTTACAAACAGGAATATATATAGTGAATAGTATAGAGGATGCTGGTCATAAAGTAGATTTTCTAGATATAAGACAAATATGTAAAGAGCTTGGGTCATTTAAATCACAAGAAGAAATACTTACTCAATTAAAGAATATGAATATAAAACCAGATATAGTTATGATTCTTAAAGGGCTTGAAATATCTAAAGATACACTAATAAAGATTAAAGAAATATATAAAGATGCTAAATTAGTAAATTGGTTCTTTGATGTATATCTTGGAGATGTACCAATATATGAAAATAAAGAATATTTTGATGTTTTAAAAATGTATGATTATTACTTTTGTAGTCTTAAAGGAGTAAACGATAAATTAAAAGAATTAGGTTTCTCTAATGCTTATTATCTTGATGAAGCCTGTTGTCCAGAAGCTAATGGAGAACAATATATGAATGCTTATCAAAAGCACAAATATGGAAGCGATGTTAGTTTTATAGGTAGTCTTGGTTTATCTAAAATGCATAAAGATAGAATACGTTTACTTTCTTTAGTTGCTAATGAATGTTTTAATTTATCTATTTATGGTGATGTTTACGTAGATTGGAAGTATATACCAGAAGAATTAAGAAGATGTCATAAACGAATGAGTGTCATAAATGAACGACATAGTATGGTAATTCAAAGTAGTCTTGTTAATCTTGGTATAGACCAAGATATAAATATTGATATGGGATTTAGTGCAAGATTATTTAGAATACTATGTGCGGGTGGATTACTTTTAAATACTAACACAAAAGGATTAGACAAGATGTTTAATATTAATAAAAAAGGAGAATCAATCACAAAAGATTTAGATTTAGTGGTCTTTTATGATGATAAAGACCTTTGTGATAAACTAGACTTTTTATTAGAACATAGAGATATAGCAGAAGCAATAGCTAAAAATGGACAAAAGAAAGCATTAGAAAATCATACTTTTGTTCATAGAATACAAGAAATGACAAAAATAATAGGAGAGTGAAAAAAACATGGTAGCAAAATTAAAATGTGGACATCCAAATGATTGGGTAATGAAACTTAGATATGGAGGAAAAACATATACGTACTGTATGGCTTGTATAATAGAAAAAACAAAAGTTAAAAATCTAGAAGCATATGATAACCCATTCATAGATTACAAAAAAGATGAAGCAGTCATAGTTGCAGAAACTAAGAAAACTATTAAAGAATCAAAAAAGACACCTGAATTAGAGAACTAACTATGAGACAATTTGAAGATATTTATAAAGACTACTGTGATTGGTGTGTCAAACAGACTAAAGATAATGACTATAGCTATGACTCTTTAGTAGAAAAGTTTGGAAAACAAAACACAGATGTAATGCTTTATAAAGAACTTCTAAAAAAATTCTATGACCCAGATAAAGGGTTATTCTATTTTTGTAAATTCTGTATAGGAACACTAGAAGAAATAGGATACCCAGATTCTTTTAGATATAATAATCTTCTTAGAAAATGGCACAAGATATTAAGAAAACATAAATATATAAGTGTTCTTTGTGCAAGAGGACATGGTAAATCAGTATTCTTCAGTCAAGTCTATAATATATATGACATGTTTTTATTCAAATTTAGAAGAATAATACTAATAAGTGCTAGTCAACCCCAAGCAGATGAGTTACTAGAAAACATGAAACTCATTATAGAAAATAATGAATGGTTAGTTAGTAAAAAGGATTCAAATAAATGGGCTAATCAAAGAATAGGATACAACGAAGGATATGTCATGACGGCGGGAATAGGTAGCGAAATATTAGGACAACACGTTGATAGAATAATAATAGATGATATATTAAGGTCAGATAATAAGCTTACAGACCAACAAATAGAAGATTATATAGATATGAATCTATCACCTATGTTATTAAATAGAAAAGGTCAAATGATTCTAGTAGGAACCCCAAAAACAGAAAAAGATATATTCAGCACAATAAGACAAAGAATAAAAGAAGAACCTAAATGTCCATGGAAACTCTTTAGTTTTCCAGCTATTATTGATTATGAAACTAAAGAGCTTCAATGTCCAGATAGGTTTACTTGGGAGCAGATTATGCAGAAGCGTCTTGAGATGGGTCCTTTAAAGTTTGCTCGTGAGTATCAGTTGGAGTTTTATAGTCGTGAGAAGAGTTTGTTTCCTAAGGTTATTGTTGATAGTGCTTGTAGTAAGGGGGATAATTGTGTTATTTTGAATAAGGCTGATGGTAGAGGTGCTGAGTGGAGTTTTGTTATGGGTGTCGATGTTGCTAGAAGTGGTAGTGTTAGTGCTGATTACAGTGTGGCTACCGTCATAGCTTATAATGGTGTTACTAATATTAAACAAATTGCTCATATATGGCGTGAGAAAGGTCTCAAAATAAGCGAACAAGCAGCACAAATTGCTATGATTAGTAGAAGTTTTAATCATTGTCAAGTATTAGTTGAACAGAATAATATGGGTCAGGACATGATTGATGAACTTGCTGATGTTTGGAATGTTGGTGTAGAAAGCTTTGTAACAGGTGGTAAAGGTCAAAAGAAGGAAGAGCTTATTAGATTTTTAATAACTGCTTTTGAACATGAACAAATTATTATACCAAGAGGAGATGACACTAGTATATATGTAACGAACGAACTTATTAGTGAACTTGATAGATTTAGTACTATTATTACCCCTGCTGGTAATGAACAGTTTAAAGGTCTTGGAAGTCACGATGACATGGTAATGAGTCTGGCTCTAGCTAATAAAGCAACACAAATACTAGGTACACCTTTTGCTGTTACTAATTTCAAAGGAGATAAAGGACTAGGTTACGCATCAGGTTTTGATGGATTATTAAGTAATAAAAGCAAAGAAAGTGACATAGTTCAACTTATTCGTATGGGAGTAATAAAATGAACAAAAAACTTAAAACCTTTAAGAAACACTTAGATTTTCTAGAAGACAACAAATCAATAGTAGGATTAAGTGACTGGACAATAAAAATAAACACCAAAGAAAAACCAGCAGGAGCAACAATAGCACAAGTAATACCAGACATATTAGAACAAGAACTAACAATATACTTAAGCGAATACTTCTTAAAAACAAACATTAAAGAACAGCACAATATACTACTACATGAACTATTACACGCAAGACTTCTAATATATCAATTAGAAAAAGACAAAGCAGGAGAAGTACTTGAAGAAAAAATGATAAACGACCTTACTAGAGGAATAGAAAAACTACTATAGTAACACAAAATATTTCTAAAAATTTTTAGTAGAAATTTTTCCAGAACAAACAACATGACAGCAGACATAATTCTAAAAAACATACAATGCAAAAATTGCAGCAAAACATACGAAGAAGTAAACCCAGACCAACCACCATGCTGTCCAGTCTTTTGGTCTATGATAGCAAAACAAATAAGACACCTATACAAATAAACACTCTTTACCAAAAAACAACAGTAACACAAAACAAATAGAAAAAATCACAACCAAATTCCTTAAACATAGAAATAGTGTTGTTATTGTGTTGTTGTAACTATTCTTTTTTTTTTTTTTGTTTGTTTGTTTGTTGTTACTTGTGTGTGGTTAGTTGTGTTTTTTAAGTGTTTCTGTGTTATTATAGTAAAGTGTATATTGAAATCGTTTAAATTAAACTTCTTTTATGTTTTTGAGTTCAAATCGTCTTTGAATCTATTTTAAATCAACAATAAACGAAAAGTATATAAATAAACTTATCTTTCTAAACTGCATACTTGATTAAATCGAGTATAAGCTTAAAGTGTAGCTTAAACAAAACACATATAAAAAAATGAGTAAAAACAAAAATAAACAGAACGAACAGAGCAACGAAATAAAAGCAGACGCTTCAAGTGTAACAATAGCAAGAACTGAAGTTCCAAACGTGCAAGAAGTAACACAAAACGAAACAATAACAACAGAACGAACAGTAATACTAAAAGACTACACAAAAAAACAAATAGAAGAGTCTGCAGCTAAAAATATGCTAGATGATTTAATAAGTTTCGGCAAAGACTGGGCAGAGCAAATAACCAGCGTACATACTGAACTTAAAGACTACACAGAAAGAGAACTTATAGTTTTAGCTTTAAGAAGAACATATAATATAAAGAACTTAAACGAAGATATGCTTAAACGTGGCTGGCATACAAAAGAAAACGCTTTGAACAGAATAAACGGCTTTGTTAAAGTGAGAGTTAAAGCAGACAAAACACAGAATCTATTAACTAAAAACTTAATAGAAGCAGTAGAAAAACTTAAACAAACCGAAAACATAAACAGAGAATCAGCAAAAGAAAGACTGTTAAACTGTGCTTATCTTAAAGATAACACAAACAAAGAAAAAATAACAGAAGAAGTACTTTTAAGTTGTTTTAAAATAACACTATAAACACAGTAACACAGAAAGCTATAATATTTTTTTTTCTTTTTTTTTTTCTAGCTTTTATTTATGCTAGTAAAAAACTAGAGAGATGAAAAAAAATGAACACTAAACAAACAAAAGAATACATAAAAGCACAATTCAAAAACATTCTAGAAAACAACACAGAAGTTTTAATCACAAAGAAAAAAGAACTTTATCACTTATATTTTAGTGATTTTTGCTTTACTGTATATGCTACTTTGAAATACAAAAAAGACAATGAACTTTATATAATAAGCTATAAAGATGATGAAACTGAAAAGACTATAAGAAAACATCAGAAGTTTAAAGATTATATAGAGAATCTTAATGAAATGAATAGCACTATAAACAATGTAATAAAGAATAACTGAGAAATAAAAAAACAAACTTTTCTTTTTTTTTTTACTTATTATATATAAACTATTGAGAGATGATCAACAATGCAAAGTAATTTAAATAATGATTTTAAAACACAAGAAGACAAAGCCAAAGAAAACGTTTTCCTTATAGCAAAAGCTTTAAGTTTCAA